CAATCTCACATTCGCCCCATCGCGGAAGTACATGAAGACGCATTGATGAGTCGTATCCAGCTACAGTAGATGCCGCCCTCTTCTGTGTTTTCTCGGGTAGATAATGCTGTTCATAGATGTCGATAAGTTTCATTTTTTAAGTCCTTTCATTGAAAAAATCCCACGCAATTTAACTCGAAATGAGTATATAACTTGCGTGGGATTTTTTCAATGGTGCATATAAATTTATTTATATATAAATTAAAAGTTCTACAATTTTGAATATTAGAAAACATATTTTATGTTACAATATTAACCATATTTATAAACTCTAATGACCAAGGAGGTATGTCTATGTACGAAGTGCCTTGTTTAAATCTTAACGGAGACACAATTAATAGATTCTATCAATGGGACATAGACCAGAAGATAGTTATCGACCTTAATGGATGCGATGAAAGATATCTCCAGAATCCACCTGAAGTACATTTCTCTAATTCAAGTAGAAAAGAAGCGTTGGTTGTTCGCTCTACTGTAAAATATAGTGGCGATGATGTAGCCGTTCAAGATGACAGCGTGGCAACAATGCACGCAGGAGATATCATTATTGCCGACATTCCTAATATTCTGTTACAAGAGCCTTATCCTCTACTTGTCTATGTATATTTAACTGATGCAGATGATTCGTCTTCTCAGAAAACAATTCTATATAGCGAGATCCCTGTTCGTAAACGTGCAAAGCCAAGCGATTATCTCTACGTTGAGAATATTACTCGCATTACTGCCGAAATGATTAAAAAAGAAATTGAATCCAGCACCGAGACGGCTAGAACAAATGCAATTAACGAGATTAATGACATTAAAACAAAGTCTATAGCCACTGTCACAAATACAAGAGATACTGCTGTAAATACCATAACACAGACTAAGACAAATGCCGTCAGCACTGTTGATGAAGCTAAAGAAGGCTTTATCACTACTGGCAACGGTCTTGTTAATACCGCCACTGAGATTAAGAATAATACTCAGAAGACATATGATAATGCCGTTTCTGTTGCAAATAAGACTCAGCAGACTATTGAGACAAATATAAACACGCTCATCACAAAGAATGGCGTGTATCTTAAGACGGTTAATGATGGAAACGGCAACGCAAATCTTGCCATTCTCGTAAACCAATCATAAGGGAGGTGCGATGATATGTCAACTGCCTATCATGTTGAAACTATCGAGCGCATCACCGAGCAGATGTTGACAGAAGAAGTAATCAGCGATGTAAACAAGATAATGTGGGACGCAGACACGCAGATTAAAAATATTAAAACTGACGCTGTTAACGAGATTGAAAAAATAACTCCCGAAGCTGTCAATGCAATCAACAAAATTGAACAAGATGCTTTAAAGTATATTGCCAGTGAAAAGCGGGATATGGTTTTCACTTTAGGTGAGAATGATGCCGATGGTAATCCAGCAGTAAGGGGAAAATTGCGCAAAATTGATGCCGATACTACTGCAATATATAATAAACTTCTTGATGTCGCTCCCAATACAGAAGCAAAGATACAACAGAATATAAGAATTATGATTAATGAAGACTATGATATTGAACTTGTAAATGACGGCAATGGCAATATCACTGTTAATTTAGTAAGGAGGGCTGTTTAAAATATGGATGGAAATAAGATAATGAAATCCCTTAGCGGTCTTGAGGTGTATGACGAAGCTGGTAGACAGCGCGTTGTAGGTATTACAAGTGCTGGCACTGGTGCCGCATATACTGCTACCGTTAAGGCAATTGAAGCTCTTTCTGCTGGTGCCAATTTTGTTATGGTACCACATGCTACTAGCACTACTACGGCACCAACATTAAATGTCAATGGTCTTGGCGCGAAGAATATTAGGATGCGTATTTCTAGCTCTCCTAAATCTACTATTCAGTTGCCAAGTGAAGATTTCCTTACAAACGGTAAACCAGTAAGACTTATATATGACGGTCAATATTGGATTGTAGATGATATGGTTCAGCCTAATGCCAATGGCCTATACGGTACTGTTCCTGTGGCTTCTGGTGGCACTGGTGGCACAACTGTTGAAGAAGCCAGAAACAACTTGGGTCTTGGAAATACAAGCGGTGCTCTGCCTATTGCTAATGGCGGTACTGGATGTACAACACTTGCAGATGCTAAGAAGCTATTTAGCGTAGCAGATGATACTGGTGTCATTCCAGTATCGAGTGGCGGCACTGGTGCCAAGACCGCTGCTGATGCTAGAACGAATCTCGGTATTACCCCTGCCAATATCGGAGCTGCTGCAAGCTCACATAAGCATGATGCCGCAGATGTTACAAGTGGCGCTCTGTCAATTGAGCATGGTGGTACTGGCGCGACAGGCGCGAAAGCGGCTTTGAATAATCTTGGTATTAAATGGGGAAGTACGGAAGCTCCTGAGAAGAGCGACCCGAATACAATCTATATCCAATTGCTTTCTTAGGTGGTGATATAGATGGCTTTAATTAACCCCACTAAAAATGCTTACCCAAGTGCATATGACGTTGTTACTACAACATGTGGCGCTTCTGTAAAAAACACAAGCGAAACAGTCGCAACTGTGACGATTAGTATTGATTGTCATGGCACAGCTGGCTCAGGAGGTGGCCCCGCTCAATACGGCATAGTCGGACAGGTTGGCTATACATGTAATAATAAATCTAATTGGGCAGAGGTCGGCAGAGGTGTTGCGAATTATGGCGCAACAATTGTCAATGGCTCAAAATCATGGGATATTGAAAGAATAAATGTTGACCAATATTGTGAATGCTTTGCTAAGATTTGGGGCGAAACAGTTAATGGATATGGCGCATGGGGTGCAAGCAACGGAGATGGCGCAAGAGTCGCGGTTACAATTCCAGCTCGCCCATATCATACACATGGAAATCCAACTTTATCGACTATAAAAACAACTGCACATTACGGCGAAGTCTTAACGTTATCTTTTGCCAAAAGCGAAACACAGGGTAACGCAAACTTTGACCATTTTGAATTGTATCAGGGAAACACTCAGCTATATAAGGGTACTGATACAAGCTATGCAGTAACACCTTCTGATGTTACTGGTGCTAAGGGCGGTACTGTAACATATACTCTTAAAGAAGTGCATGAATGGTATGGTGGATATAAAACAACCACTACTTCTATCTCTATTAAGGTACAGTCTGGTGTTGTCACTATATACGATGAAAATAGGGTAAAGCACGTTGGTCTTGTCACAATGTATGATGAGCAGCGTGTCAAGCACTATGTATTGATTACCGCATATGACGAAAACGGCGAAGCTCATAATGTGGTATAATATGCATGACATAAGTTAGGCTACGTTCTAAGGAGAACATTATGGCTGAAACATCAGAACAATCTTTTATTGGCACAATGTCAACCAATGAGATTTGGAGGGGCAATGATACAAGTCGGTGTCTAACTGACGATCTAAATGCTATGGACACAATTCATGAATCTTTGCCAAACACTTATGCTGCTAAGAATCATACGCACTCTGGATATGCTGCTAAAAACCACACTCACAGTTATCTGCCTTTAAGCGGCGGCACACTCACAGGAAATGTCACAACAAGCAAAGACATTAATATGGGTGTAGAAGCTGCTATACAAGGCAAGACATCAGACGGAACTTTGAAGAATGTATTCGTCCCCGTGTCTGCTGCTGGCAATACGGCAATTGGATATGATAACTATCAAAAGTCTAACGGAACAACCAATCTATACGATAACTCTGTTCGTATTTGGAGTAAAACTGGCGGGCTTACTGGTTCTAATTATGGAGAAAATAAGGTGTTATGGAGCGGCGCTTTATACGTAAAAGAGGACGCTACTATTACCCTTTCTGGCAATGTGTCTGCACAACCTCATGGCATTTCTCTAATATTCAGTGCATATGACGTTGCCAATACATCTCCTGTTAATTCTAGCTGGAACTCTTTCTTTATTCCTAAATACGCTGTAGCAAATGATAACGGTGGCGGGTTCTCATTCATACTTGAGCGTGGTGGAAAGTTCTACAAGAAGTATCTTTATATTAATAATAATGAGATAAAGGGCCATGCTGTAAATAACAACTCAGCCCTTTCTCTTCATGGTCAAACAGTTGACAACAGAAACATGGTTCTTCGTTACGTAATCGGTGTTTAAATAATTCAGGGAAACAGATTAATTTCTGTTTCCCCTTTTTTTACGATTTTTGATTGTCTTCTTTTTCTAAGACAAGCTTTAAGTCGCGTCTAATTAACTCTATTTCATTCTTTACGCTTTCTAATCTAGATAATATTTTATTTATTGAATCTTTATTTGTCATATTGCTCATCTCCTTTTAGGTATTAATTATAGTATATAAAAAAGAGGTTCCGTTAAGAACCTCAGTGAGTGTAAGGTATTGTATTTGAGTCTAGTTGCGTAGACTTAGCTGAAGGAAATGGACGATAGTGTTTAAGCAAATCTATAAGCAAATATGACTCAAATACATACAACATTAATATAAGGTATTGCTTAATTTAAGCAAATATAGGAAATCTTCAAACCCTTATCTATCAAGGAGTTATAATTACTTACTCGTTGTTATCTCCTAGAACTCCAAATGCAAAGCCCTTATATATATTACTTTATTTACATAGCGTTTGCAAGCTTGTTTAGAAACTTTACGCAAACGATACGCAACTGATTAAAAACGCAAAAAATAAATTTGCTTAAATTTCTACGCAAATTGAATCTCTACGCAAATACGCAAATAATGAATATAAAAAAAAGACTCCCATTATAATAGGAAGTCTTCTGCTTTTGCCACTTCTTCATTCAGTTTTGTCTCTAACAAGTGGGTATATTTCAAAGTGGTAGCATAACTAGTATGCCCCATGATTCTTTGTATAAACACTGGATCTAATTTCTTTTCAAAACACCTAGTAGCAAACGTATGTCTAAACGCATGTGGATAGATGTGTTCCATTTTTTCTGGCGCTCTGCCTTCTATTGCCGCATTATATTCTTCTTTTTCGTTGATGTTCTTCAATACCTTTTCAATGTTATGGGACAATGCATATCTTGTTACTGGCGAGCCAAGTGTTGTCGTAAAAACTAAATCGCCTAACTCTGGTCGCAATCTCCATCTGCTTCCAAGCTTTGCTTTGTATTGGTCTTGTTTTACCTTCCAATCTTTAAATAGTTCTCCTACATTCCCGAAGAACGGAATAGTTCTGTAGCTATTGCTCGTCTTTGGCGTTGTGAGATATTCCATTTTCTTGCCGTCAACATAGCCAATGCTCAGACTTCTTTGTATTCTGATTGTTTTGTTTTGCCAGTTTATATCCTGCCATTGAAGACCGCTGAATTCACCTATTCTCATGCCAGTAAGCAATAGTATTTGGTAAGCTTCATTATAATACTCATGCTCTATTTCATCTAAGAACATCTTCATTTCACGAGAACTCAAAACCCTGCGTTCTTGAACGGCTTCGTTCTCATCTTTAATTGCTATGTTAATACACGGGTTAGACTTAATGATTTGATTCATCACGGCTATATCTAAACACTCTCTGAGTACGCCAAGTGCTTCTCTTAATGTTCTTGCTTTGAACTTACTAAGCAATTCGTTTGTTGTGTCTTGCATATTCATATGAGATACATTCTCTATCTTTTTATCCCCTATTGCAGCAATGTATGTGTTAGATACTTTTCTATGATATGCCCTTTTAGACACTTCCGACTTCAATGCTGGCTTTTTGTATTTTTCAAACCACTCTTCAAACCATTCAGACAGTGTAAGGTTTGGCCTGATATTCTTTTCGTCTCTTAGAATCTTAATTTTTTCTTCTTCAAAACGTTTCTTTAATGTTGGTAGATGCATATCGTATAAGCAAATTTTTGTACCATTAATCATTGCACGCGCTTCAAAACGTTTATCTTTTCGTTGACTGTATCCGCGCCCCAAGTCTTTGCCTTTAAGGTCTTTCCCCATGATGTTAACACACCTTTATAATATATTTTTACAACAATATTGTATCTTTGTTTTACGTAAATTACAAAAGATAAGTTCTATAAAGAATATTTGCACAAAAATGGGGCTTGTTATAGCCCCACTGTATATATATTTAGTTGTTATTTTGCCACTGGTAATTCAACGGTATGACATCTATCTGATTGTTCTTTGCCTGCGTAGTAGATGTATTAGAAACAGAAACAATAATAGAACCACTTAGCTCTTTATACTTATTAAGATACCAACGAGACTTTTCCATGTTCTCTTCGATATCACCTTTATATGGCGCTCTATACCTGTATTTCCAGCAGTTTAGAAGACAAAAATTCATAACTGCTTCTTTGCCAAAGACAAGAATCATCTCATCAATACATTCCATTCCATGCTCATAATGAGGAGGTTCGTTTACCATATCAACATCATCCTCATCATTAACAGGCTTGTCATACATACTGTTTACAAACTCAGCAACCTCCTTAAGCTCCTCCTCATTACCATGAACAATAAGAGAGTTGTTGCCGCTCTTGCTCTCGTTATAACTAATTACCGCCATGCTACTCCTCCTCGCCTGTAATCAATTCTGAATATGGAAGTGTTTTGATCCAGTCGCAGAACGTATGCCACTCATCAAGCTTGTGATTCTTACGAGACTTATACATGTTTGCAAGAACTTCATAGTTCAGCATAACCGTACGCTTCTGGTTATAGGAGCTAGGCAAAAGCTGAATCATTTGCCACCAAACATCTTTACGGTTAGAAAAATCATACATCTTTTTTAGATTAATCCCGCAGTCATCCCATGTGAGATAAAAGTCACGATAATTGTTAAGTTCGTCAATAGTTTTGTTTAACAGCTCAATGGAACGGGTATTAAGATGCTCATGACTAAAATCATCCAGCGTAAACTCCTTGGCATGAATCTTATGCATGGTGCTACATGAGTTTGCTACAGTACCTACCTTGTATGTGTCGCATTCTTTCCACCAATATAGGGGAGCGGTGATATCACAATATACAGTAATCATGCGTAGATATTTACGATGGTCTGTGCCAGCATTGCGAAGACGCATCATAAGGTCTAGGTCGTTCTTGCCGATTACAAATACGCCTTTATATGAATCGCCACCGTAAAACTTCCATTCGCTGTCGCTCTTACCCCAAGAGTTCTTAGGATTGCGCATACCTCGAATAGCGGCTTCCCATCCACATGTCTCAGTGTTTTCAACTTTCAGCATACATCCTCCTATTTATATGAAGTGCCAAAAGACTAATATTTTTGTATGTCTTTTGGCACTATTATAACATATATATTTATTTGTTTAGGTAAGAATCAATGGCAATCTCTAAGAACTTTAGATAGTCTTCCCAAAGCCCACGCTTATAGATATAGCCCTTGACATCGCGTGTAAGACACAAAGACTTCATATCGCTGGCGTAGTCAAACGGCTTGCGCTTGCCCTTCGGTCTTAGCTTCTTTGCTAGAACTTCATCGAGAAATCTATCATTGAACTTCTTGATGACAACATAGTTGTCTAGCTTTGAAACTAGACTTTTATAACGAGCAAGCTCATTTTCGGGTATATCTACCTGCGCTTTTGGCAGGTTCTTTGACGAGAATGGGCTAGTTTTCGCACCACTAGTCTTAGGCTTCATTAAAGAAGCAACTTGATCCATATCAGAAGCGTTAAACTTAAATACTACCTCTCCATCTGATTCATCACAGTCAAAAACATTTACGCCATTTTTCTTGAGGGCTTTAACTACGTTATGACCACGTTGAACAGATGGAATATAAGCAATAAGCTTAGACCTACCATAATGCCAAATTCTTGAATTGTAATAGCATGGAATATACACATTATCTTCGTCAATCTTACCATTGCAATCACGACAGAAATCATTTGTTGCATTATTGATAACAGGTAAAATACGATATACAGATTTATAATGATTAACTAAATAACCACTCATTAAACCACCCCCTATTTTTTGTTATTAAACTTCACTTCATATTCAATAATTGGCTCGGCAACATAGCACGACAAGGCACATGATACCTCAACAGCCTTTTTAGGGGAATGGTCTAGATATAATGCAGCATTTGCAAAATCCATTCCAGCGCCAATAGCTTCATAATTTTTAATATGATAAACCAATAGTCCGCTTACATAAAACGCCTTTTCATCGAACACGATAATATATGCATTCTTAATATCGCTGTCTGCCCCAAAGGTCTGTTTCCACTTTGAGAACTCAGCGATAAAATTAAGAACATCTTTCTCTGTTGCGCTCAACGGCTTATGAGTTTCTGCATAAAGCCACATTAGACTACCTTCATCGGCATTGCCAACTGTGCCGATAATCATATCGTTTACTTTGCAAAGTTTTACAAAGTTACCATCTGTCTTTTTTGAAGAGCCGCAGCAAACAATGGAGTCTGCTGCAACTTTAATCTTATCGTTATATACCTTTACTGCAACTACGCTCATCTAAACACCTACAGATAATCTCCGATAGACCAACCACTTAGCACACCGTTACCAATGAGATACAGCATAAACATATCAACAGATTCTTTGACTTCAAGAGCAGGTGCAAACTTTGGGTTGCGCTCAAGCATACTCTGATAATCATATGGCTGAAGAAACTCTTCGTCCAATACGTCAATTCTTAGATCTTCTGGATTGTCTTTTGGAATTATGACGCTGAATGTTATTGTCGGATATTTATGTACGTGCTTGCATAAATACCATGATGTCGTACCTAGGTCTGTGAAGCCAAGTCTATGCATTTCATCATCGGAAAGAATATGCGCTTTTACATTTGCATTCAATCCATTTTTATTAATAGGTACTTTGCGAAACATGCAACGCGCCTTTTCAATTGGGCGAAAGCATTCACATGCGTTTAAGTCTTTATCAATATCATCATACTTGACTTCACAAGGGATCGCCCAGTCATTCCAGCCAAGGTAGTGTTTACATACATCACATGTATACTTACTTTGCATGTTCAATTTTAGCTCTCATCTCATTAAAATCAAGATTAAACTTATTACAATACTCAATCAGCTTATTATTATTTCTTAAAGACCTATGAAGTTTCGTATGCTCATCTAAAGACATAACAATAAGATTATCAACGCAATTATCAAGCTTGTCAAAATTAATATGGTGAACTACAAAGTCTGGCGATAAATATTGTTCTCCATCAATAACTATAGAGTTATTATCATTAAGCAAATATTTTTCTGCTATTAATCTATGTTCAAACACGAAATCATCACAGTTCCTAAATGGATGATTTAGCTTTCTAATTAATCTATATCCATATGAAGAAATTTTTTCATCTGATTTCCAAGTTTTATTTTTATCACCCTTTAGCCCATATTGATGATTGCCTTCTCCTTTCATATAAATTTTTCTTGCTTTGTTTTGACAATCTCTTGAGCAATATTTTGACCCAAATTTATCTATTTGGCATTGACACACATGATATTTTTTACCACAAACCTCACATGTACAATTTAATGGTGTTTGTGATTTTCTAAACGCTCCCTCACATGTTTTACTGCAAAACAAATGTTGTCTGCCATCTTCTGTTCTAAATCTTTCGCATTTAAATTCTTTTCCACAGTAGTCACATTTAGCGGTAACATAATATTTATTTAATGGTTTTATTTCATAATAACATCCATTAAATAAATTATTTTTATTATCATGCTTTCGAATAACGTAATTAGATAAATTGTCTATCTTCATACAATCATGGACGGATGGGAATGTTGAAATAACATTCCCATCTTTATCGTATTTTATAACAGTTTTACTTGCCACTTGAACCAACTCCGCCGTTGCGGGTAGTTGTTGTGTCATCATCTAAAGTAATACCATATGGAACAAATACGCCCTGAACAATTCTATCGCCCTTGTTAATTCTAACACTTTTTGTCCCGTTATTTTGGAGCTTTACCATAATATGACCCTCATTATCAGCATCAAAATAATCGCTATCAATTACAGAAACGCTTGTAGGCATAGATAGTCCGTACTTAAAACCTAGGCTACTACGAATAAACAGCAACATAGTCCAACCATCATACATCTCACAACGAATACCAGTTGGAATCTTGATGGAGTCGTTAGGCTCAAGAACAAAGCTCATAGGAGAAAAGAAATCATAACCTGCCGACTGAGCCGTGGCACGCTTAGGAAGCTTAATACCATTGTAGATATTGCGAAGATGCTTCTCAAGCTTGTCGTTATCAGTCTCGTCCTTTAGGGCATCGAAGGTATCAAGCCAATCATCATGGAATTGATTATAAGACACCTTAGAAAACTCAGCCATACGATTCATATAAATCACCTTTCTTTGTTATTGCATATAACATTAATTATTATACAGTACAATCTTATTTGTTGCTAGAGTTTTTTCAACATTTATTACACGTTGATTTGTTGAGCCAACCCAAGGACAGTTAACATCAGCAAGCTCTTCTACAAACTCACCATCACAAACATAATCACATAGCTCAGCAATACTCTTGCGCTTCTCATCTAGCATAATATAATCCCACTGATATCCAGTGTAAAGCCAAATGGTCTTATTAGGATAATTATCTTTAATAAGTACAAGCAAATTATATACATCATCTAAATTACTGTAAAAAAGCGGATCGCCACCAGAAAGAGTAATACCAGAAATATAGTCTTTCTTTAACTCATTTGTAATTTCATCAAATGCACCAACATCAAATGGTTTACCGCTGTCTGCGCCCCATGTCTCTGGATTATGACAATGCACACAATAGTGACTACAACCAGAAAGGAAAACAACTACTCTAAGACCGTCTCCATTTAACATATCGTCTGTTCTAATCATATGATAATTCATATTACATTGATTTCCTTTCGCTAATCTCAATTACCTTTGCCTGATTATAGCGAGTCTTGCCATGAATCTTCGTATACCCAATGTATCCATTCATGCGGTCAATTTGTGTGATATTCTCGCTACCGCACTTTGGGCATACGTCCATGTCAAGCTGCTCGTATCCACAGTCTTCGCAATAAGATAATGCTAGGTTGCAACCCTCATAGAAACCCATCTTCATTGCACGCTTTACAATTGTCTTCTGAGCTTCCTTGTTGTATGAAACAGGATAGCGACAATACTGAATCTTACCGCCATTGAAATAGTTCCAGAATCTACCCTCTAAATCTTGCTTCTGAATTGGTGTAATGTCTTCCCATACACCACAATGGAATGAGTTAGAGACATAAGCCCTATCAGATACGCCCTTAATGATGCCATACTTCTTGCGGAATTGCTCAATCTGAAGTCCACAAAGGCTTTCTGCTGGCGTACCATAAATAGCATATAGAATGCCGTCTTCCTTCTTAATCTTCTCAGTGTACTCATTGATATATTTCATTACTTCAAGTGCAAAATCTCCATCTTCAACAAGAGATTTTCCGTTATATAGACACTGAAGTTCGTTAAGCGCCGTGATACCAAAGCTCATAGTGCAACACTTAATAATTGGACGAATCTTATCATCTGGCTTTAGATTGCCACCAAGAAAACCACCCTGAGTAAACGCAAGCGGGTTTGTAGAAGCTGGCTTTTCACCAAAGAAATCATAAGTACGCTTATGAAGTCCTCGAATCATTTCAAGATAATAATCAAGAACCTCATAGAAATCCTTGTTCTCCTGTCGCGCCTTAGCAAGAATCATAGGGAGATGCAGGGAAATAGCACCAAGATTCCAGCGTCCTTCGAATACAGGATAATCATCATCATCAGCAGGAGTCATGCCACCACGAACAAACCAAGGAGAAAGACTGGCTCGACAGCCCATAAGCGATACAACCTTACCATACTTCTTATACATAGATGGAATATAACCATCGCCAGTAAGAGATAAGAAGTCTGGATACATTGTCTTGCTACTGCATTCAAGAGCTAAATCAAACAGATACTCCATCGGTTTGCCTTCGCCATGAAGATTCTCGTCATAAAGGAACGTAAGCTTAGGGAACAGAACTGGACGCTTAAACCCATCTTTACCCTGTCCATTCATACGAACCTTAAGAGCTACCTCTGTAGCCATGCGCTCGAACTTATTCTGACCAATGCCAAATGAAATTGCAACGAATGGATAATCGCCACGAGAAGAACCTACAGTATTGAAACGATACTCCCACGACTGGAAACCCTGCTCCATGTCACGATATACCTTTTTCATTGCGTTATTACTAATATACTCATTATATTTATGCGGGTTGGTACAAGTTTCATCAAATGCATTTTTACATAGGTCGTTGTATTCTTCGACATATTTCTTATAAGACTTCTCTGCATATGGAGCAAGAATTGTATCGACACGAGGAATTGTAAAGCCGCCATACTGCTGACTTGCTGCACTCATGGCAACATCAGAGATAACATCAAATGCAACATCAAGACTCTTAGGCTCGTTATACCAAACGTTGCCCATCTCAAAACCACCAGAGATGACATTTGACATATCAAACAAACAGCAGTTCATGCCATCTAGACGGTCTTTCATATCATGGATATAGATATAACCATCATTAACTGCCTGTAGCTCTTCACGATTAAGGAAAAACTTACGATACAGGTTCTTATTAAGCTGACCATAGATAAGACTACGCTGAGTAGAAACCATAGTAGAGTCAGTGTTTGCATTGCTTACATCGCCGATATATCGAATTGTTTGAGACTTCTGATACACATCATCAAGCATATGAACGAAGTCAATCTTATAGTTTCGATACTGCCTATACGCTTCACCAGAATTAGGATATAGCTCCATAAGCGTCTTCTCTACAATCGAGTGAACTTCAGCTACAGGAATATCGACATCCTCATCAGTATTGTACTTATGCTTGATATAGAACATAACATTATTGCAAATGCGCTTATAGTCATCATCCGTTAGATTATCAAGTGCTCTTGCAGATGCTTTTTTACAGGCATTGATGATTTTATTCTCATCATACTCTTCTAGCGTACCGTCCTTTTTAATAACAAACATCATACGCATTACCTCCTAATTAAAGCATATAACTTTATTTGATACAATTAAATATTATACAGCATTTAGCCACTAATATACATAAGAATATAAATTAATATTCAAAAATATTTCTGTTGTATACCTTGATAGTTTTAATAGGACTGTCCCAATCTTTTAAACAGTAAGACATGTCACCGTGGAACTTAATATCTTCATTCAGCGCATCTGAATCAACGATAAATTCACTCATACATCCATTGTGCTTTGTGATGATATTATCTGAATCGGTATCTACATCAGCCTTTTGATCTCCCAAAATACACGGGATAACAGTACCATTTTCAAGTATAATATCAAAATACTGACCAACATCAGATGTAAAATATGTACCGATAGCCACGATATATCTGCTATCAGCCATCCTAATACCGTATTCGCCAGTCTCAGCATAATGCTGTTGTAGCCTGTACTGTTTAGAATCGGTATTAGTTATCGTTCTATAATCCATAAAAGATTTAAATCCACTATTCTTAGGAGCATCATAAGTCTCGTAGCTTACATATTTTGCAGTTAAATCAGCGTATTCATCATCAGACTCTTCTGCTTTCTCTTTGTCTTTAATAATTACAACACTTGTATCATCGCTATCCTTGCCATCATTGTCACTATGAACTGGCTGAAACACGAAATACAAAATGCTAAACAAAAGAATTACAAATATACCCAACATACCAATAGACACTAGGATATCTTTATTCTTCAATCCAATCACCTCTTTGCATATAACATTAGGAGTTTGCAGTATATATAATACCACAAACTCCTATTAATATTATGCAGATTTTATGTCAATCTATCCTTGCATATACTCCATTGACTTCATCAATTCCTGCATGAAAGTCTGCCTTGATAGATTGGCCTTCTTTTTAACCGCCATATTGACGGCATCAATAGAGCCTAGATGATAACAGCGATTTTTTGTACGGCTTACACCAACATAGAGTAAGTTGCTATTGAGCATAAAGACATCGCTCTTTGTCGTGCAAAGGATGACATTTTTGATGCTACTGCCCTGTGACTTGTGGATTGTCATGGCATATGCAAGTCCCACCATAGTCATATCATACTTAGAATACTTAACAATGATACCATCAAAATCAAGCACAGCATATGTAGCGCATACGTATACAATACGCGCGGTTTCGCCATTTGCAACGAACGCCGTTCCCTCTTTTTCATTTATGGTTCCATGTTCATCACATATTAAGGCACTATAGTTGTTTTGCTTTTGGACAACTATGTCACCATCATAGTATTGTACATCTCCAACTTTCATATGTCTTTGAGCGCCATAATTTTTATTAATGGCTCTTTGAATCCTGTTGTTAAGCTTTACCGTGCCGTACTCTCCTATATTCTTAGCAGTAAGAACCTGAATGTCCTCCATGTGTTCGCCATTTTTCAATAGCTTTTTGTATAGCGCAACTGCATTTTTAGGAACATCTTCTTTTGCAAGGTCGATGAACACATAGTCTTTCTTTGTCCCGAACCAAGTAGCCTTGTTTTTCATACTTGCATCAAGATATGTCTTACAGAATCGCGTATCTGTCGCAACAGTGGATACGCCACCTTCGCCATAGCGAAATACTGTAGTCAATGTCGTTGTCGGGATAGCATCGCTCTGCATAAAATCATGGAACAAATTACCACATCCAACAGAGGGTAGCTGCGCATTATCTCCAATCAGCATCAGCTTTGTGCTATTAAAGTCGATAGCGTCAACAAGATGCGCAAACAAACTAACATCAACCATCGAACATTCATCGACTATGACAACATCGCAACAAAGCTTGCAATCTTGATTATAAGTCCAACCGACTCGTGGATTGTAGCCAAGACCCCTATGAATAGTAGAGGCTTTTCTTCCTGTGAATCCAGATAAGACCTTAGCTGCCTTACCAGTTGGTGAAAATAGCTCATACTTCTTTCCATTGTCTTCAAGCATCTTGATAACAGCTTGCGTTGAAAAGCTCTTACCAGTACCTCCTGCGCCATTGAGAATACTGATGTTGTATTTGCATAAGTATTCAACAGCCATCATCTGCTCATCAGATAGCTCGAATTCACCAACTTTGCCGTACTTCTCTACATCAAAATCCCAAACGTTATTTGGATTAAATATATTGTTCATAATCATATATGCAATATGTTTTTCTTTCTTAAACGTACTTGAGAGAGCGATAGACATAGTGTACTTATCATAGTAAATAGCATCATCCTGAATGGCGTTGACGAAATGATCTGCACAAGATGGAACCATGTCATAGCATTGCTGGCGCAAGTCCGCAAGATTCATCTTCGTGTTGCCTTCATTCTCGTTCTCTTTAAGCAAATAGATAATGCAGGCAAGACACCTATCTTTACTAGTTTTTACATCGTACCCAAAATCAATAACGCCCTCTTTTTGCAGATTAAGGATGATGGAATCGGCAATCTTATAGCCCACACCGCTGACGCGAGTAAGCGTAGCATATGGCGCATCCTTAAGACGCTCCATTAGTACATCAACGTCATTGTATTTATCATAAATACGCTTAATCATACTAAGTGAAATAGCGCCCTTAAACTCTGCCACAATGTCAACAAGCTTAAAGTTCTCGATAATCTTTTCTTTGATTCTTTCAAATGTCTTTTTACCAATGCCATAGAGCTTATCGACATCTACGATATCATCCTTACCTTCCATGACGATATCGATGATATCAGGATAGTTCTCATAAAGAACTTCTGCCTGATTCATAGTAAGAATCTCTTGTAAAAATGCCTTAACATCTGACGTTTTTGTAGGCATATCCCTACGTACATTTACACCACGATAGCTTATGCCATATTTTGTCTGCTCTTCTGTGGCAACAACATCGTATTCAATGCCAATAACAAGGTCTGACAAATCACCGATAAGAGAAACGTTGTCAAACTTATTGTGTTGGATATTAGGATATGAAACATCGTCTACATCAAGAGCATAAGTTTTGAAATTAGGAGAAGAGTAGACACATTTAACAACAGTGCCTTTAAACTCTACCTGATTGCTATCCATTGTGTCTACCCTTTCATACATTCATAGCTTTCGAGTACAATCTCGCGCTCATCTGACTTTTGCCATTCGCCATTAATCTTCTTGCTTTTGAAGTCGTATGCAAATCCCTCAATCTTCAAGATAGAATACATGCCAAATGGACTTTCTTTGAACACCTTTGACTGCTTAATTCTACCATGAATCTCTTCGCCGTCACAAATTCTACGCAAAACAAGATTAGGAGTACAGGGATTCTTGTATGTCGCAAAGCCAGTAACAATATAATAATCGTCTGCCATATTAGGATTAACATAATTCACATAGCCAAGATAATCCATCTCTGCCCTTACTTGTGAAACAATATCAAGAGATTTATCCTCAAGTCGATTGCAAAGTTCATTAATTAAGCCTTGGTTATCGAGCTGTCTCCACTGTGATTTCGTCTCCTTACCAGCATATTTCTGCATCAGATAATCAGATACACCAAGCTCCTCCATCTTCTTTTTGGCAATAATTTTTGAGTTAGCAAACTTATCATAGATATCAACAACGTCTAACAGATACTTATTCTTACCAAAGTCCGAAAAGAAATTAAGACTGATAAGAATGGTTAGCTGCCTAGAGTTAATAGAGGTCTTATCTTTAATGTCTTTAAGTAGCTCTGCAAATGAATCATACTTGTTCTTAGATAGTTCAAGTAGTTCATCTGCGATTTGACGATTACAGAACTTGATAGACTCAATGCCCTTATAGATACAATTGGCATCCTTGTCCATTGTGTAATCGGCACCAGACTTACCGAACTGAATTGGCAACAGCTTGATATTGAAATAAGGCATCTCTGCGATTAGCTTTGAAGTTCTTTCAATATCATCGGCGTATAAAGACAACGTACATGTGTAATACTCTAGCGGATAGTTTGCCTTTAGATATGCACCATATAGACAATCGATGCCAGTTGCCACAGCATGTGCGCTACAGAAGCCATACGACATACAGCTTTGAACCATCTGCCAAGTCTCTTCAAAGTCATCAAGCGATCCAGTATTTTCAATCCACTTTGCTTTAATCCTCTCTTCAAGATTCTTGAAGTCCTCTGGATGAATCTTCTTCTTGGAAATTTTCTTGATTAGACCAATAGACTCAGCAGGCGTTACGCCAAGCCACTCAAAATATTGCATCAAATTCTCTTGGAATAGAATGTATGAGTGAGTCGATGTAAGCACCTCGTCAAGATAAGAAGAACCAGTAGTAAAATTTTCTCTATTGATAAACTTATCTCTCCAAGGCTCAAAGAATGGGCGTAGACAAGCTGTAAACATAGCCATATCAGATACAGAATGTGGCTTAAATTGCTTCAACATAGACGTAGCCCAATCGCCATCAGCCTGATTAAGAGTACACGTAAGACCATTGGCAAAGATGTTCCAGACCTTTTCATCTAAGTTATCAAGTAGCTCGCTAACTGAGATGATTGGCTTGCCAATAAGTTTAAACGTATCTGAAATAATGCGGTATACAGTTACAACCAGAAAGTCATCCTTGAGCATCTTATACTCGTCTGCTTCACCAGATGTAATCATAGCGCACATAGCATCGCCAATTTTGACAACGCCATACTCTTCACGAATATCCTTATTGTCAAGCAGGAATGCACATGGATGCACTGACGCTGATACCACTGTACCCATATAGGTTTGAGCTTCTTCAATATACGGTAGCCACTTCTTGTCGTTCATATGGTTTTCAATGTCTTTTGCGATTTCATTATAATCATCAAAGGCAAGGCCGTGTGAACGACAAACATTTCTGAAAGACTCGCCAAGCTTCATCGTGCCATATGCAATCATAGGATAGCAACCATGCTCACCAAGCAGCTCTTTAGCCGCATTGGCAAACGGCTCCTGTGATACTACATTGAAGTCGATATCTGGCATAGCCCTGTTCTCAAGAAGTCGCGCCGTACTCATAAAGCGCTCTGGATACAGCTTGATATCTAGCTTGAATCTATCGAGCTGAGTCATACCAAGAATACGATTGATGTAAAAGCCACCACAGCTGCCACGTCCAGTGCGTGTAAGAATGCCACCATACTTATTGACAGCAAGGTCAACCAGCTTTTCGTTGAGCAAGAAATAGTCTGCTGTATTGATTTCCTTTGTGTCCTCAATAACCTTCATCTCTTGCGCAATGCCGCTCTTATAATCGACAAGCTCATCTTTAGAGATATGGTCTGCCTTGATGATGTTTCTAAACTTAGAAACGACATGCTTTTTAAGCTCGCCAATTTTCTCATCGCTTGTTAACTTTGGATATACTGTTGGCATCTTGATATTCTTGCCAATCTCGATATCCTCGCATTCGCGGAAGATAAGAGTATTTGCTATTGCCTTCTTTATCTGCTCGTCAGATAATACACCCTGCTTTTGAAAACGCGCAAAGAGAGTATCGTAATCTGGGAAATCAAGAATATATCCGTCCTCATCTCCATATGTAAGACCCTTACCACGAAGAAAATCAAGACGCTCTTTTGCTTGTTCTGGATAAATATAGTGGCTATCATTTGCTGCAATAAGCTCAAGCCCAAACTTCTTAGACAAAGCAAGGCAGGTCTTATTCACAGCAATTTGATTAGGCTCATTATGATTCTGTACCTCAAGAAGCATATGATTGCCAAAATGCTTCATTAACGGCATGAAAATATCAACAACAGCATCTTTATCGCGCACAATACCAGCGACACATGCCGTAGTAATATACACATCATCTTGGTCGAGTTTAAGCAAATCTTCTGGGAAGATACGAGGACGATAATAGAACCCCTCGATATTAGACCTGCTTGTCACAAGATTAAGCTTCTTCCTAGCTTTGTTAGTTGTGGGAATAATTACGATATGATAATTGCGCTTATCTTTCTCAAGAGGATCTTTAACAATATAGCCCTCTACGCCATACAAGCAGCGAATGCCAGCTTCTTTACATGCGGTAAGAGACTCAAATACATCGCCGCCAGTGCCATGATTTGTGGTGAAATAGCAACCGTAACCAAGCTCCTTGATGCGATTAATGTAGTCGATTGGTTTGACATGGCTATCTGGTAGATAGATATTAGAGATACTATCGTGCTTATGGTAGTTTTCGTACTCTTTAATCATTCAACAACCACATCTTTCTTTAAAAAAATAGGAGGAAACAAAGCATCCTCCTAAGTATAGCATATATCTTTATCAGTTGAACGATAAATTTTTAATCTGATTGTTTTTCTTCCTGCTTTTTCTCAGGAACAAATTTCATAGGCTCCATTACACCGTTTTCATCATGCAGAACCACGCAATCAAGCTCGTCATATTCTACCAAATATCCCATATCAACTTCAAATTCAACGCTCATAGTTATCTTCTCCATTCTTAATCTCGAATAAGTCTACCAACAGCCATACCAACATAAGCAATAAACCATCCTACGGCACTAGCAAAAATACACTTCAGCACCGTAATACCAACTGTCACACCAGTTAGAGTACCAGCGTCAAAAGCCTGACAAGCTTCGAGAATTGGCTGAATAAACATCAGCCATACACCGACATACAACCCAGCGATGATGCCGACAATCATAACCAAAAGACCAACAACGTTTCTCATAATAGTACCTTTCTTAAAAATGAATTAAACTGTCAATGTACTCTCTGCCTTCATCCTTGAAGACAGGAATATCAGTATCAATATCCCAACGAGTTCTACCGTTATCTAACTTCTTCTTAATACAGCAACTTCCCATCTTCTTATACGTAGGCAAGTCATCCCAATTGATATCCTTCCGATCTAGAAGCATGTCTTTGATTTGGTTGCAAGTCTTATTTTGCAATTCTTTATGAGAGAAGTTTGCTTGACCAACCATCTGAATGCTGTTTCTAATCGCGTCTAGCTGCCTCCAATAAATAAGGTTAGTCACTTCTTCCTTTGGAATATTGAATACTCTTGCATCAAACATTGCGCCTTTTGCGCCTGCTGTGTTATAGGCGCGATATATGTCATGTTTTTCTTTATCAACTTCTTGACAATTCTCATCATACCAAAAAACCGGACAATTGTTTCTCAGCCATTTAAACTGCTGCTTATCAAATTCTTTATTAAACGCCATAGTTGCCATGCTTGCAGCTACACTGCACATCTTCTGCACTTCATAATCAAACCATGCAGAAGTATCAAGCTTCTTGTAGTCTATAAGAATCAATGTGATCTCATCAGATTGAGTATACCCAAGCACGCAACCTTGAACGTTCTCGCAAAGATACTTCATCGTTTCTTGCATAGAAGCGGTTATTACGTTATCAAATGGCTTTTCAAAACCTCTAGTAAAAGTGTGGAATGCCTTGCCATCAAGTCTAATTGCAACTGGTGTTCTACGCATCAGCTTTGTCTTAGGAATATTCTCGTAATACTCCTTCATTCTCTTTCCGAGTTCATCTTTCACTGGCATTTTATACTCCTGTAAGTTGTCTATTATTCATACTTTGCTTTTAGCCTAGCAAGCTCTGCAAGCTCCTTGTTTCTGAATTCTTCTTCCTCTTTTCTTTGCTTTGCTTTCTCGACTTCATCAAGTTCTTTATTGAGTGCGTCATAATCAGTATCGTCAAGCTCGTATTTTTCTAGGCTATACGCATCACACACATACTCATAGTCGCTTGGCTGTGTTCTCATATGGTATTCCATACACTTCTCTGCGTCTTCTTCATTTGTAAAATAGCCAACGCCAAACTCACTATCGTAATCACTAAAACGAACAATATAGATAGACATAATCAACCTTATCTATTCAAGAACTATTACCACATTATTATATCTAGTGCTAGTGCAGCCAATATAATCTATGTATTGCATATCATATTCACCATATGGATGGTCATATGTCGAAGCGGATATAGGCACACGCACAACAACATCAAGGTTTGGATACTTCAATAGCTCTTCTGCAAGCTCTTTCGACTTCATTATAGTGTATTCTTTCTTTAAAACAGGTTGTAGAACAAGGCGGGTAGGCTTCTCTTCCACTTACCGTTCTTATACTCATACCCGTTCATATAAATCTTATCACCGATAATACTGATCGATGAACGCTTTGAGTTTGATGGGCATGTGGGAAGTTTTTTGCAATCGATATATACTTCGCCACCATCTTGAAGGACACAATGTTTTGTATTCATTAAACTAACACCCTATTCTTCATCGAGCCAAGATAATCCATCTGGCAAACTTTGGAACATTCGCCTTGATATCTGCATCCATAATCCAGTCAACATTATGCTCATTATAGTTCTCAATAATAAAACTACCATGACTGTCTTCATGAGAAATACTGAGGTCGTATTTTTTATATAGAGCAATCAACTCTTTGTAAAAAGACCTAATATAGAATGGTGCGTCCATTATTAAACCTCTACACTCTAAAGAAACCAAGCCAGCAACGGCATCGCGTTCCTTCTTTAATAGTACCACCGTCAATCATCTCTTGGCTTACCATGTATCCTTCTTCGATACCGTCAATAGCCCAAGAATTAGTCTCATATACGTAAACCACTTGACAATAGAACCACTCAGAAGGATTTTTAGGCTTTCTAATCTTCTGTGTCTCTGTGTCTACGATGTAGATATCATTGTTCTTAATATCTTCACCAGCTATGTAATCCTTTACAACTCCACTATGAGTAAGAATTGGCGGCATTTCGTCTCCTTAAATACACTAGTGCGTCTTCTTTCTAAAGACCCTAAATTCAATTTCGTACTCTCGACCAGCTTTGCCCTTGTGAATAGCTTCCCCTTTAAACTTTAGCACGCCCTTGTCTTCACCGACATAAGCCACACGCTCTTGCATATCGGGATTTGGATATTGGTGCAGCACCTCACCGTACTCGCTATTAAGGTCATGCCCCTTCTCATGGAATACAAAGTAAGAAGCGTCTTCAATACTCTTGAAATAAGACGTTTTCAGCTCATCCTTTTTATATTCGCCGATAACATCAACGACATAGACGTACTTCTCAAAGCTCTTGACAGTATCAACCATCTTGTTATCAATATAAAATGCAAGCTCTGTCTCTGGGTCTACGATACCGTTTTTCGTGTCGTATTCAGGTGATGATAGCTCAACGTAGATGTTTGTGTTAGCCTGCGACAGCCACATTCTGCCACCATGACATGAACACATTTCCCACGTAATAGATACTGGCAGACAACCAGCCTTGACTACGACCTTATAGGATGATGCTTCCATAACAATAAAACCAGCTTCTTCTGCTTTCATTGCTATAGCCAACATGACCTTATCTTTTTTAACTAAATCAAGAGTAGTCATTACAATTCCTTAATCCTCGTCTGGAATGTACACGTCAATTGTGTATCCAGTACCATAATAGCCGTTGCCATCTGTACCATATACATCAAGCAGCTCTGTTGTCATGCCATCTGCGATAACGAAAATCCTATAATGTTCATAATAACAATCATCTTCGAATTCTTCAACGAATTCAACATTTGTAATTGCATTGTTTACAGACGAAATGTGCTGCAAATAATAATTACCAGACTCACAGCCATAGCACCCAATGTTGGGGTTAATCTGAAGCACTACACCGTTATCAAGAACAAGGTTATCATAATCATCTACTGTAACTTTATGACCAAGCAGCAGCTCTTCGATTTCTTTCTCGTTTTGTTCGCAAAGTGTTTTGTCTTTACGCATTGTTGCTCCTTAAAACAGGTGTTTATTATCTAATCGCAGTCAACAGTTAAGCTCCTTTTAGGCAAGGAATAATATGCTTCAATATTAACATATGGACTACAAGTACAAGCTACGACATTGCTATTAAAATAATTATTTAGAGCCTTTTTAAGAACTCCATCAAGGGCAACCTCATCAACAAGAATATTGTCGTATTGTGTTTTGCCAGTTGTCATATCAGAAATTAAAACTGGCTCTGGAATCTTGCATCCAAGTTTTGTAGCCGTACTTTTTATATTGTCAATCATTGTTTTATAAGCAACGACAATAGGATAGCCAGTTGCTTCGCTAATATGAATCAACTGAATTGTCTTACCCATACCACGGTCTTTAATAATAAGCTTCATAACAAATCCTTAAACAAACGGCTCATCCTTCATTCTGAACTCTATGAAAACGGGTGTCCATCTATACTCCCCAAATCCATTGGTGTCAAATGCGTATACCTGCCCACATACAGGACAACTAAATGCGCGATTATAATGTGGGTGGTCGCACAGCTCAATTATCTCAATCGTTCGTAACATATCATCTGTGATTTGATACTTGTTCTTACACAACTTGCATTTGAAGTTCTTCTTAATAACTCTGTTCATAATTAATCCTTAGAATAGATATTTTACTGCTTCATAAAACTAAGGATCCATGCAATTACGTCAACAGTCCAGCCATTGCCGATCGCCTTGACCCTGTTACTCCTGACCCAACCTTTTGTATACCCATCAGGCAGCGTTTGAAGGCGCTCTAGCTCAGTGCAAGTCAAACGTCTAATCGTATTGTCGTAATACACAGATGCATCGCAGGCACAATCAAGAGTAGATGACTTCTGCTTAATCACACGACCACGCCGAGTCTTGCTAGTCGGGAATGATAGATTAACGCCATCACCATTATGCGCTACAATATAACCCTTCTTAGTTGCTTGATTGATACGTAGCTCGCCATCAACTCGATTAACAATGGCAACAGCATTCTCTGGAAAGTATGAATCGAACATGATCCCCTTATGCTCAACCAATTCAACATCGGGATTGTCTTCAAGAATATCAAGCAGCTTAATACCCTTGTCCTTTGGCTTTTCAACATTGGGGATATTAGTCCAATATGTACGCCAACGATTTTGTGCGCTCATAAGTTTACTGTTAATCTCAATAGGCTCAACGCCAAGCTTATCGGTGATAATATCTTTCCACACATCTTTCATCTTGACATTCTCAAATAGAAACAAGACATCTGGATTCTTTGTCTTAATGTCATTAAGAATATCAACGAATTCAAAAAATAGTTTACTGCGCTCATCCTTGAAATTAAGCATCATACCAGCACGGGAGAATCCTTGACAATTGTGTACGGCAATGCCGTCTACAGTATATGAATTATCTTCTTCGATTTCTAGATTGTATACCATAGCAGTATCACGACACGGCTCTACGCTTCTTACGCATCCAAACCAACCAGCATCAAGAAACATTGCACTACGAGAATCGTGATAATACGATTGTTCATAAAGAGGTTTTTGATTTACAATCCTACCTTCAATCATACCATTTTCTTTTGTGTTAAGTTTATATGTACTTGATGCCATCCCAAGAGAACCAGCAATAAGCTTCATTCCAACAGTTAATCCTCTATTAATAGAATTCGATCTAACTCCATTGTCTCTATTGGTACCGTCTGCATCAATATATCCTTCAAACATCGCCTTACGAAATTCTACTGGCATACCAAGGCACCAATACGGGATATTCTTGCCATCTGCATGAACTCCGAAATTGCCAACAATCCAGTCATATAGCTGAGTAGAAGAACATGTAAATCTCATAGTTGACCCGTTGTCGGTTCTACTAAAATATAAACCAGTTTCACTCAATTTCTTTTCAAGGTACTCTTCTTCCTCGTGTGAACAGCACACATATACTCGTTTTAAATTTGAATGAACGCGATTCTTTCTTTTGTGAACATTAGCCCATCCGTCTCCAAGCCATCTACCAACAAAGTAGAAAAACGCACTAGTCATTTGGAAATCTTTAATATGTCCACAATCACTAACATTAAATTGTGCTTCATCAAATTGAGGAACTTCAGTTGGCTCTTCTACATTGCACACATTAAGCCAAAACTTGCTTTTCATGTCCTTTGCTTCAACCCACTCAGGTTCAGAAACAATTGACTTATTGCTCGGGTTTCCAGCTGTATGCGGCCATTGCTTATGCACACTATAAAACGGATGATTTGGAGTGCATTCGATTCCAACAGAACCCTGACCTTTAAGCATGATTGTTTCAGAAAGCTTTGAACCAGTTGCAAGTACACGGCGTAAACGACCCTTGTGCGTCATTACCATGTCTCCAACTTTAATCTCTTCAATTGGAACAAAACCATCTTCACGTAGCACAAGCGCACCAGCTGGGAAACAAGGCGTGCCTGACAAAACCAAGTCGATATGCGGCAAATCCCATTCACGCCACTTAGTAATATCACCAAGACGAATAATACCATCGTGGTTCTTCTTAGAAATAGCAATGGCATTCTCGTCAATCTCGCTTGAAAAATACTTATTCACCTTGATGCCAGCGCGATCAAGAGCGACCTTGCCACACGAAATACCATCACATAGATTTAAAACGTTAATACCATTGCTCACTGTATATCCTCCTACAAGTTAGACTAGTTCATCTAACCAAGATAAATCTACTTCATCGGTCTTATTATTGCATATATCCTGACTAGTTGCAACGTCATTTTTAGAATCTCCAACAAGACCGCCAAATATATCTGTATCATTCTTCTGAGCTTCTAGTTTGTCTAGATATTCTTTATATGGCTTATGCAGATTTGCGCTGTATCCCATTAATGTCGAGAAGTAATACGATTGAGCTTTGACATCTTCCTCGGAATCCCAAAATGCAGCATCGCTCTTAGTCTCTTCATAATCCTTCTCACGCATGTTAATATCTTGAATGGTAGATACAATCGTATCAGTCCACTTATCAATTAACTCCTGTGTAAATGGAATAAATACATGGCAATCTGTAATCACATACTTATCACGTACATCATCTGGCAATACATCAATGGTGTTTGTATCAATAAGAAGCTTCAGATAATTATCAACTTCGTCTTCCGAATACCCATCGGCTTTAAGCCACATCTTAACATTTGTCTTGAGACTGTCACCAAGCTTATAGCGCTCTACCTGTCGCTCTTTTACTGCGCCATTCTTCTGATGATACTGAACGTTACAATACTTTAAGAAATTAAAGCAAATCTTTACCTTATCAAGTGGAATACCAGCTTGTACTAGTCCTAATCCATAGATAGTTAGCTGCCCTGAATGCTCTTCAAGCGTCTTGCCCTTGTACATAGAGCTAGTCTTAAAGTCTATAATGTTATAACAGCCATCGTCATCCTTAAACAATGCATCAATATAGCCAACAAATACATTGTCACCAACTTGCGCGATTACAGGCTTCTCAATAAGCAGTTTATGCTTATACTTGATATGATTCTTAAAGAAGATTTGTAAGTCTTCCTTGTATTTAGCCTTGATACTAGCATCATGCTCTTCATCATTACGGTCAAGCTTAAGGTCTGCAATGTCAATAGCAGTGAGCCAGCCATCCTCGAACTGGTTAATCATATCTTCATATGAAATATTGCCCTCATAAAAGGCATCTAGAGTGTCGTGCGCGATAGATCCGAGTGGCGCATATCCACAATCTGTTCTGTCTTCGTTTACGTGCTTAACATACTTGAGATAATACTCATAATGTGAAGTCATAAAAGTATTTACACGACTCCACGAATAAATACGTGATACGCCGTACTTCTTTTTGATTTTATCAAGTTCTTCTTTTGACAAGCGTGCCATTTAACTACCTCTCTATAAAGCAAGATTTATTCATCAGCAACTTCTTCGCCACATCGCGGACAAAAATAAACAGTACAATCTCCAAGGCCTATAATATCAGCTGCAAAACCACAGTTTGAACACCAGAAATTAAACTTACTAAAAATCTCATAGCCAACCCCATCGCCTTTAGTTCCGCTTAAATTACGACACACAGCAGGCTCTTCTTTTGACAAGCGTGCCATTAATACAACTCCTTTGTGATGTATTCAAACGAATAATCATTCTCTAGGCAAAACTTCTTAGCCTGTTTACGTTTGTTGAAATAGTATTTCTTTTCTGGAACATAGACTTGTGTTTCCTTTGGCTCAATGCCTAAGCACATGCCATACTTTTTTGTGCTAAAAGAAATTTCTTTCTTTGTATGTTCTGGAATCGTTACGACATAAAATGTGTCTAGCTCCATATCGTCTCCCTATAAAGAAATAGCTGCTTAATACGCAGCTATTATTATATCACAATATTAAATCTATTAGTAAACAACTCGAACATCTCTAGGGACAGCATATAATGAAACGTCTTTCGGCAATACCACTACGCCACTCGCTTTCATTTCGCACAGTCGCTTTTGCATAGCGTTCATATCTGCTACCATCATATTCTTTTGGCATTTAACGATAAGAAGGTCTTCAGATTTCACTCGTTCCATAACGCTCCTTAAACTTTTATACTTCCAATATTTTTGTTACTTCCAATTACTATTTGGAAGTAACATTTTTATTGGAATTGACCAAACTTTTAAAATCACGATTTTAAAGCTTTTTTCGTCAACAAAACCGCAGGTCAGAGCGTTGTTTTAGCGCACTCTTTTGTCAATATCGTGCCATGCAGCGATATATCGGCAATCTCGCTCATCATACTGCCTAGACTCGGTAAACTTATAAAGATATGCGTTAATCGGACTGCCCATAGATACATACGCAGCTTCATTCCAGACTACACGGTCAACGAAATCAAGTGCATCTTCAGCGTGTGTGAAATAATACACTCGCTGCTCCTGCTCATACCAAGGCTTATCCTCGTCCTCGACTGTCCACCAATCAAATTCAAGTTTGTATATAGCCATATCAATTCCTCTCTATGAATCCTCTAACATCTTCAATGCGTTTGGCATCTCTGCAATGGTATCTTCAATCACATTGCCAAATAAGCCCTCAAGCTTATTGTCAACCATGCCCTTAAGTTTAAACTTAAACTTCCTCATCCAATAATTTTCAATCGCAGCTACAATTTGATTATACATAGTCCACTCTGGTTCATCGCAGCCTTCCATGTGGTCAAGCGCCCAAGTGTAAACATCTTCAATGTCCTTTTCGCAACCAAGCTCCATTATATTTTACACCTCTTTCTTTAACCATTTGCGAAACTCATTTGAGCAATCATCGCATAAGTCAAGCCTATCATCAAGACCTTCCCACAGGCAGAACCTATCAAACAATATAACTGTCTGATGATAAAACCTTTTGCCTACATTGTGTGGAACCTCCTTGCCACACCTGTCGCAAATTATCATGCTTTTCTTACTCATCATAACCATCTTCCTCATACCATTTATCCAAAACATCGTTATGCTCTTCCGACATAAATGAATAAAAGGTACTTGAATCAAGTCCATCTAAGTCATTATCAAAACCTATACTCCACAGCTCATCGACATATGGCTTGCACCTGTCACACTGATGAAAGGTATACATCTCATTATAACAGACTAGGTTCTGAGCTTCGTACTCTTCGCCGACTTCAATCTTCTTGCCGCACATATCGCACTTATGCGGCTTGCGAGCCTTTACACGGTCAATGCTTACAATTTCCATTATCACACCGCTCTATTTATTGATATGTATTCCTCGGCGTTCTATGATATCATCCATTTCTTTATGCATTCTTTTAAACATGCGAAAATTATTATCTCTGAATCCGCCATATGTTGAAGCATCGCACATGCCAATGAATTCATCTATAATGCTCATCATATAGTATGTAATCTTCATAAACTCTTGGATGTCATCTGTTGTCATAGCGAAGTTAGTATGCCATGAATTTAAATCGTCTGAACAATTATCATTCATATATAACGTCCTTAATATAGTTCAAAAGAAGCACATGCATCGTCTTCGCCACTAAAATAATCACAGCATTCAATACAATATCCCATGTCTGTTGCACAGATATCATCTGGAATCTTTGCAAACATCGAACACTGCTTACACTTCTTATCGATGTAACCTTCATCGCTATTCCACGGTGCGTAGGAATCTTGTTCCCAAGTGTAGTCTGGATAATTACTCATACTTATAATCCATTTCATTCCAATGATAATAGTCTGCAAGGAAGTCATACAGATCATCAACTGTCTTGATGACATAGTGCTTAACTTCATTGCCATATTCACCGACACTTACAGTGTTATTCACTTCACCATATCGAGTCGTATTGATATACCATGCAGTCCATTCGTATTTATCGCCAACAGAATCTACAAGTGTTTGAATTAGCGAGTTCTTAACGTAACACTTATGACCATACTGATGATAGAACTTTTCAACTTCTTTAATTGAATTCACTGCGGAAACAAAATCTTTTTTCGTAATCATTTCTGCCTCCCTTTGTTTTTTTTAATCGGTTATTTCAACTTCATAACGCATCATAGCATTGTAACATTCAATTGTAATATTGCCATTATCAAATTCTTGTTTTGCTATTGATTTTATAACACTTTCTTTATATGTCTTATATGCTTTAAATGCATCATCAACTGTGTCAAATATTCCAAGATGTTTTGCCCCACCGCAATCGCTGTCATGACATTGTGCTAGATATGTATTGTAATGCTTACGTCTTTGCACTCCAATGGGCAAATCACCCCTCTTTGCGTTATCTTTAAGAAAGAGAGAATTTACTCGTTGTGGAACTAAAGAACAAAATTTTGGAGAATAAATTTTGTTCCCTTTAAGCAATATATCTTTATCTATATGCCAAGAATTATTATTAAGCCACCTATCAAAATTTGATTGAGAATGAACCCATTCATAGAAGTTGTCAAACAATAACCATTCTTCACAACACGTAACATCTTTATATGTTGGTTTTTTATTTTTATATTTATCATCAAACGACCTTTGTAGAATACTTCTCCATGTTTCATATTCTTTTGTCCTTTTACCGTTTGGCAATATCGTCTTATGTTTGTTTCCTAAAATACCAACACCGTAAACTGTCGGATGATATGGATTCTTTATAGTTCCATCAATAACATGATGATATTGACAATTAACAATTACTTTATATTCATCTTGAAATTCAATATCAACGTCTTGATAACTGTTGTATTTAATAACTTTCATTAAACAGCCCTGATTATTGATGTGGACTTCGCCCTCACGCTCTTTTTTCGTTATTTGCGGCATATATTCTCCAATTAATTATTCTTTTATCAATCTAAATTTTTCGTTCCAAGCACCAACATCGTAGACTGTAGCACCATCATCGTCTTGCCAAACACGGGTATAGTAAATATGAAAGTCTCGTTCTCTACAGAACTTTTTAATTTCAGAATACGCTTCATCAGCCGTTTTAACATCTGCAATTGTTCGCTCATGTCCTCGACTGTTCTGAAATACGAGTTTCATTGTTTACCTCATTTCTTCTTAAGACTGTTTAAATACTTTTGATGTTCCGACTCATCATACTTAACTCGATGTTTAATAAGAAAATTATACACCTTATTTTCCGCATCAGCGGGAGCGTCTTTATCACCGAGTAAATTCCATCGATCCTTCACATATGATACATTTCTAATATGATAGAACTGCTCACATATGTGACGTACTTCTTCTATTGGAACATCATTATCAAGAGCAATAATAACTTCGTTTACATTCAGTCCAATGATAATACGTCTTTGCTCATCACTTAGCTTCTTACCTTGAAGTGCAACACAAGTACCATCATTACGCGAATATCTTTTAAGAACAGACTTTTCAGACTCGCAAATAACTACAGTTTTCTTATCCTCAATCTCTTCTCTATTCTCCCAAAGGCCATAAAGATTAAGACTTTTTCTATATGAAGCAGTTAGAAAGTATTTACGAATTCCCAGCTCTTCATAGTTCTCGACAGTAGTTCTTTGATTAAAGCCAACAAGCGTACCATCAAGCCAATATCTAATAGGAATAACTACGCGATGATATTTATATGAATAGGCTAGTCCAAACTTTTTAGCAGCCCAAGGCATGATACCTTCTCGCAACCAATCAATATAAAGCAAAGGAACATAATCGTTAATAGCTTCTTCTTTAATAGCCTGTATCTCCGCTACGTCTACTATTGCCCTATGTCTGTTGATAGCGTTCTCAAATACAGCAAGTGGGTCTGGTTTTTCTTTCTTTTCTTCTTTCTTATATGGCGTTAATTCAAGTCCGAGAATGTTATGAAGATATTTAACAGCATCTACAAATGAACACTTCTTGTTATATTGAGTAAGAGAGATAATATCTGATACATCGTCAAACTCATTCTCACGAGTCCAATTATGGATAAGAAGGTATTTGGTATTATAGACATTAACAGCGCCAGTATTATCACCATTGTAATTAGCCGCTGAATAAAAGTTTTTAGAGGAGTGATATTTAATTAACTTACAACCAATCTTCTCTAGAACAAATTCAACTTTATTATTATTGAAGATATATTCCTTCAGAGAAGTTGTATCCATCTAAATATCACTCCTTTCGCGCTCGGTCACTTATTAAAGTATAGCACAACCGCATATAACATTAATAGTAAAATTAAAAATCTTGAGGTATGTTACAGTATCCAATGTCCTTATATGTATTTGTACTAAGGTCGCAACTTGATACAACTTGATGTCCGCCGCTAATACCAAACCTATTCTTACATATAAAAGTAATCATTGGATTATCATCCTTCTTTAGCTTAATGGCGATTTTTGATTTGCCGTCTTTTCCATCTGGACGATAACCGATTACCTCTTTTGATCCGCCTTCATATTCATCTTCATACGGTCTACGCATCATAAGATTTACACTCATAACATCTACGATAGACTTAGCTTGACCAATCTCATTGTTGGTAAGATAACGCATCTTTAAACTACCCTTACCAAGCTGATACGTTACAAACAGCCCAACGTTTTTGGCAGACGGCTTGACAACATCGTAAAGAGTAACCATATCTCGCATCATAGATTTATATATTTCATCTGTTTTAGCATCAAAACTCTCTTTGAGTGTATCAAGAATAAATACGCGCACGCCAAACGCACTTGAATACTTCTTAATAATCTTAATAACTGTATTAACAGAATATCTTTCAAGCGGAATAACAGTCAAGATATGTTCATCTTTCTGCTGGTCAATCCAATCAGCGCACTTCTTTAGCAGGGCAATTGTCTCACCATCAAATCCGCCGTCACGAATTGTACGTTTATGAAGCTCTTCATGGAAAATATTATTGGCTACCCAGATTAAAAGCTCTTTACGAATACGGCGTTCATCTTCCTCGTTGATACACATAACCACCTTTTCGCCATATTTCATAGCAGAAGGGATAATCCAGTTAAACGCCATATTAGATTTGCCGCAGCCACTTCCTGCCCCGAGTCCATAAATATTACCATTAAGGTTAAATCCGCCAACTTCTGCATTAAGCAAGTCGGCATTATAGAACGGCATACCAGCTTCACTGCACTCATTAAGCTCTTGAATGAACTCATACATGCCATCAAATACATTAACGCTCTTAATGCCAGCAGATGAATTAGCAAAGATATGATTTAGATATGCTTCATGCTCATTATAAATCTCTTCCTCAGACATATCGGCATAATCAGAAAGCCTATCTTTTACAGGAAATCCCTTTTCACAAAGCTCTCTTACAGCATCCCACTTATGCAACTCAGATACATAGCCGTCAAGATTCTCTTCATTGACATACCCCATAGCGGCAGTAATAGTATTATAGCCACCATACTCAACATACTTCTCATTAAGCTTTGGATGCTTATTGAGATACATTCCTATTGTAATATCGTCAAGAGTATTCTTGTTCTCAACAATAATAATGTCGTGTGCAATTTGCCAGAATACTTTCCATACATTACTTGTAAATGAACTTAAATCAATGTCGGTATTATACAGCTGGTCTGGATCTTTATATAGAATAGCAACAACATTTGCTTCACATTGAAGTTTATATTCAGATACCTTTTTAATAGTCTCTACCTTTTGCTGCTCAAATACGCTTAATTTCTTTTTATTTTTTTCCGCCATATATCAACCAACCCTTACCATAGGTCATCGAGCTTCTTAGTGTTGTTTGTTTTCTTTGCCTTAAACATATTAACATAGTTAGCAGCATAACTGACATCAGATTTTACAGCTTCTTCTTTTACTTTCTCTACATTTTTCATACGGATATATACCGTATTGATATTGTTCTCTACAATTCTCATAATATAGTTAAACTTTGCAGACTCATCTTTAAATGCAATGCGTTCAACTGCGCGCCCAATATCAGGCATTGAATATTTAAATGTGTTTAAAATAACCTTGTAAGAATAGTGGGCTTTATCTTTAATCTTTTTATTTGCCACTGCTTTACCGTCAACAAGACCCTTTAAACGCAATACAATGTATGGTGTCAATGATTGGTTCTTATCGTAGCCCATTACTTTTGAACGCACATACTCATAAAGTTCGTCCCAATCTGCAAGCTCTTGCTCTGTCATTTTTTTCTTAGATGTCTTAGCCACGGCGGAACCTCCTTATACAAAACTGCCCACGACTGTTATGTCATGGGCAGAACATTCAAGTCAATTAATTATCTAGCAAATTCAAGTCGATATACTTGTCTTTCCAATAAACAAAGTCTTTCCACTTTACATGCGGAATATTTTCGCCAGACCAGTTTGCAAAGCTCTGCCACTCTTTATTGCTCTTGTTGTAAGTTAAACCGATACAAAAACCGAATGTACCAACTCGAATATTTGGGAAAATCTTTGCAATCTCATCAGTTTCCTGAAAGCTGTTCAGCTTGCCGCAAACAGGACAATAACTTACATAAGTATCAGTCCATTTGCCAGCCACCTTATCATACGACTGAATAATTAAATTCTTATATTCATGTTTATGATTAGACTTCTTAGGCTTTTGCTTCTTCGTCTTCTTTAATGGCTCATTGGAAGCATCGTCTGAAATATACTCATACTTGTTTTTCAGGAACTCTTGTTTAAGGTCGGAAGACATATAGACTCCTTTCGCTGAAGTAACATTCCATGAAGATATACTAGGAAAGAATAATGCCGTTCTTAGCCTTATTAATCTTACGGCGTAGCTTGCGCATAATGCCAACATTCTCGGAGTTCTTACCCCTACGGTTAAGTAGCATCTGATAGCGCTGCTCCATGACCTCAATAGACTGTGCCATAATCAAACCTTTCTTTAGTACGTACAACCATGCTACATTTTTCTATATTTTGTAGCATGGTTGTACATTATAGCAGAATTACTCAGAAATTAGAGCGAGAATCTTGTTTGCGTCCTCGACATTATCAATGGACTTGGGGTTGTCATACCCAAGATTCTTGACGGCTGCAAGAACTGGCTTAATCTTTGCAATGTCAGACTTGTTCTCAGTAAAGAAATCAACAATCTGAACAACTACATCATCCACAGCAGCCTGAGACTTAGCCTGCTCTTCCTGCTCGGCAACGCGCTTCTCAAGCTCCTTCTCCTGCTTAGCCTGCTTCTTCTTGGCTGTATCAAATGACACGCCAGACTTAGACTGTTCAGACTTAATTGCGTCTGTAAGAGCCTGAATAAATGCGTCTGCATTCATATCAATCTCTGGAATGATATTGGCGAAACGAGAACCAGAATCGACAGCGTAGTTATCGTCACGGAACTTAATCTTGCGAGACTCCGATGCGACCTTATTGACAACCTCGTCCTTCTTAGTCACAGCATTCTTACGACCAGTCTTCTCCTTGATAACATCGCGGTCAATATATGCTAGACCAAGGAAGTGCAGGTTCTTCTTGAGCGCGTTAAAATAATTCTGCTGCTGATCTGAAGTAAGAATCTGATAAGACTCACCAGAGACTACATCAGAAATCTCTTTCGTCTTAACATGCCCGATGATAATAGAAGCAACTCCAACATTACGAAGTCGAGCCATCATATCAAACATAATCTCAATGGCCTTCTTCTCACCGCGACCATAGCCAGACCACGCCTGATTAATGCTCTTTACACACTTCTCGGCATGTCCGCTATTGCGGCACTCCTTGTTCCACATATTGATTGACTTCTGTTCCGCAATGTCAATCAGGTGGTCATATGTATCGAAAATTACCGCCTTAAGATTGGGATACTCGCTAGTCTTATTCTCGATAATATCCTCACAAACATCAGCTAGACCAGCGCTGTTTGTAAGCTCATCATAATCCATATCCCACTCAGGACAGTTAATATAGTTAATTCCCTGAATGGCATCGGCTCCTCGCTCAGTGCCACACTCTAGGAACAGATAGCCGTCATCGCCTGCAAGCTTCTCACAAACCTCTTTCATAAGGGTAGTCTTACCAACTTTAGACTCGCCAAGAAGACAAATGTTATATGCAAGAGGATCTAAACGCACATTATTTTTCTTACCAAATGCCATATGTATTCACCTTTCTAAGATGTTAATTGAGAATGAGCGGGAGAGTTCAAACTTATCTCTCCCGCATATAACCTTAATAGCATATATTATTTACAGGGAATCAAGCCAAGACATGTCCGAGTCATCTGAAGACTTCTCATCGGTATCAAATGGCGCATCCTCATCGCTACCAGTGTTAATTACAAGCTCATCCTCTTCATACTTCTGGTCAAACTTCTGAAGAACAGGAGTATTATCCTCACCAACAAGCTTGATATGCGGCTTCTTAAGAATCATACGGCGCTCACGACTGCCACGCGCACTGCATGTAGCAAGAGCTTCCTCCTCAGAATAAATACCCATATCAATCAAATCTTTGATATCCTCTGGAATATCGTCAAGAGTTGCAGTAACTACAGCGCCACCCTCGATAAATTCACCATCAAATGTAATCTGAGTAACACCCTTCTTCACCTTAAAAAGCTTGTCGTAAATCTTCTTGCAAAGCTCAGGCTTAGTGAAGTCCATTGGGAACTCAAACTGCTCTGTGAACGGATACTGACCCTTAATCTCAGTGCCGTTAATCTCCTTGACATAATCAAGAACACGAGCGTTCACATACATAACACCCTTATCCTTGTCAACATCCTTAAGGCTGGCAGAATCCTTATCAAGAAGAACGGACTGAGTGAATCGAGCATAATACTTAGAAGGCTCATCTGCGCCACTCAGAACAATACTCTGAATAGTCTTACGAACCTGAACAGTATCATTGTACGTACTATACTGCAAACGACCCTTGACGTTTACAACCATACCGTCCTCAAGATGCTCCTGAACATAGGCAATGGCATCATACTCGCTGAGGAAGTTCTTATAATAAGTCTTTCCAGCGGTGGTCTTCTCAAGTCCAACAACAATGAACGAAAGCTTTCCGACCTCATCTAGAATCGTATCGTCAAAACGATCTTCCCAAGCAATCGTCATCTGCTTAGAGAAATCGTCGTTGCCATCATCATCCTTGCCATGAGCGTAAATAATATTCTCACGGTCTGGCGAATATCCGCCCATCATCTCTGCGCGAATCGAGCCGTGCTTTTCTCCGCAATCGACATTCAGGCTCATGCTATTATAAACCCATGAACTGCGCTCGCTCTGCTTATCAATTGTAAAAGTATAGTCGTTTACCTTGGCAGCGCCTACAAGCGTGAAGCTTGAAACCCAGTCAGTCTTCTTAATGCCACTCTTTTCATTTGCCATCTAAGATACCTCCGTATATTTATTAAAGCATATAACATTAGTTATTATATCATAAGTACAAACTAATCTAGCAGATAATCTAAAAAATTTTTACATTAGTCTACATTAGTTTTACATTAGTCTATTACGCCATCAAATGCTGACATGCAACATAATCGATAAGCTCGTCAAATGTATCGCACATGCGCGTTGTACACTCAATCAACCAAGGATGTAGCTCAACATTATCCTCGTTTAGTCCAGCAACGGGAATACGATTCTCCTTGGCGATAGCAAGCTCCATAGCAGTACCGATTGACGAAGGTGAGTTAAAGTTTACAATAACCAAGTCAGACTTGCGAACATTATAAGTCTCAAGCTCAAATACCTCGCGCTCGCTCTTATGAAGTTCCTCGTCTAGAGTGTAGTGCATTAATGGATTGAAAAACACGGGCATATAATCATACCCATAAAAATCAATACTCTCAAGAATCTTAGTGCGTACATCCTTACGCCATTGCCACTGTTCATCACGGGTGAGTCCGCTCATTCCTCCCGCAAGATAAAGCAACTTATTTTCCATTGACACCATCCTTAACAATCTTAAACATATCTGCGATATCATCCATCAAATCATAACGCTCGGTAGACACAGAACTCTTAGCGAACTGTCGATTAACAGCATCTACATACATAGTGAATGATCCATCATCACCCATATAAAATTCTTTATAGTCTTTATCACTCATAAGGCGCTTAGGTTCAAGCTGCTTAATTGCAAGGTTGTCAAAACTAATGCACTTAAACCAACCATCGTTCACAATCTTAGGTAGCATATCATAGAACTGTGCCTTTAGATAATTAATCTGACTACCGCACTCATCATATAGAGTTTTGCCGCGCCTAAACTCCTTATATCCAAGAACGAGAATCTTCAAATCGTTATTGGCAAGCGCTTCTAGACTGTCCATATGTACGATACCATTGATAACATGGACAACGGCATTGGGGAACTGCTTGATTGCGTCAATGCAATTCTTATGGCGACCACCGATATATGAAATACCAAGACCATAGATTAGCTTCTTATCAGTAAGCTCTTTCAGTAGGTCGATATTATGCATAAAGTGTACTTGATTTACCGTCATGCTTGCGATAATCTTACGCTCTTTAAGACCCTCAAGGAACTCAATCAAGTCTGGGTGTGTCAGAGGATTGCCGCCACCGATTGCAATTTCACTATAGGGAAACATAGTCTCGATAAACGGAAGGTTCAGAATGTCACCATGCTTCCCATCGGGTGTTGAATTCTCATGGCACATACCACATTCCATATTGCACATGTTGGTAATCTTAAGGTCGATTGACTCAGGCTTGATTGGGTTAAATGAATCCTTGTCATTCCACCTAATTTTAGTGCCGTCTGAGAACATAGTACAGGTATAGTCGTTATTCTTATAACTGCCAAGAATCTTCATTACTTCTCCTAGCGATAGCCATATGCTCCGAATGCAATCATATCATCACCAGACGGAGTTGTAAAGGATGTCTCATACTGCTCTAGTTCATCATTATATCTACACCAATCATCATATGTATAGATACCTAGGTCGTACAGTCTTGAATCCTCACGGCTAGACTCTACCTCTTCGTCATCGCTATACTCCAACATATCAACATCGACAGGAGTATACCACTGCTCATCTTTATATTTCTCTTCATAATACTTTGCGTAATTTTCAATAGCCTGCTTTACTGTTTCTTTATCATAGATTCCGCTTCCAACACCATCAGCAAAACAATGATTGAAAGAATAGCCATATCCATCTCCATCAACAAAATAATATTCACCATTATTACTCGAAATCCATTTATTAAAATCGTCTTTCGTCATAATACATAGTGAGTGCGTTGAACTTGAATTAGTCTCGAATACACCAGCGCGAACCTGAATCATTATACAACACCCTAGTTTCCCTTATAGAAATATTCATACTTCTCTTCATCATGATTTGGGTTTGGCTCTTCCCAGCTATTGTGCCAATCCGTATCCCACTTCCAGATAGTAGGCTCTGCGGCATTGCACATCCTATCGCCATCGTCATTGTCATTGCCAGTATACACATGACTATCACTAAAGAGATAGCGAATCAGCATATCGTCATTGTCAAGCACGGTATGTACGAACTCATACGTATCATATCCGTGGTCGATGTACCCAACATCAAGCTCGTCCCACTCATCTCCATCACCATAATCATAGTGAACCGTCTTAGGCTCTTCAAATGTATAGGTGATATTATGAGAATCAAGAATCTCCTTTAGCTTATCAAGAAGTCCCTTTTTGCCACTGCGGTCAAGCTCATTGATTGCCGTGTATAGATAATCCGCTACATCGGCATCAGCATTTTCCCAGCCGAACTCACCAAAATGAAAATCAACATGACAGCCATCTGCATCAACAGGCTTCTTAGAGATACAAATGCTGTGCGTGCTTGAGCTATTAGTCTCAAATACTCCATTGCGAATCTGAATCATATCAATCACCACTCATCCCAAATACCATAGTCTTCATTCTCATACCTACGAAGCTCATCTTCCTTGTAGGAAACTTTACAGCATGTATATGATACCACAACTACAGCCGCCATAATGATTGCAATTACAATCATACTTCATCATCCTCATTTTCCCAATCAGGTTCATCATCACATACGTTGCCGATAACTTCAATGATTGGAGTAATACCTTCGCCAAAGCTGTAATACTTAGAATGTTCCCAATCAAACATGAAATAGGAAGCACGCTCTTCGACATATGCAACCTCGACAGCAATCTTATCGCCGTCCTCATGTCCCTCTTCCATGTCAACTGTACAGATATCGCCTTCATACAGCTCGACACCGTTTTTATCCACAATTCCTAGGCTTTTGTGGAATAAGTACCTATCTTCAGGCAATTCCTTCAATTTTTGCCATCCGAACACAGCGTTTCCGCAGGTCAGAAGCTTGTTTTCTCCGCATGAAATTAGAATTTTATCGTGATCTGCCCATTCACGATTTTTTAGATCGAAAACCCTATATGACATATAAAAACTCCTTTAGTGTGCGGCCTTATCTGCTTCATGTAGAATCATAACACATTGCATGAAGTAATCGCCCCACAATTTTTTATATTTGTTATACATCTTCTCGTTGTTGTCTCTCTCCCATACGTATGGCTTCATATGATTTGAGATAAGGGCTGAAACAAATAAAGAACTGATGCCAGCAACATATGTAAAGAACAGGCTGTCATATGCACCTACATGCTCATGTCCATAGTAATGAGCTATATCCGTAACCTCACCCTTGCCATTTTTAAATGTCTTACAAAACGGCTTGCCACAATCGTGAATTAGAGCCGCCTTCATTATGGTACTAATTGAATCGTGATTGAACCAATCACTACCATATAGCCAATACATAGCTTCCATACAATGCGCACCAAGAGTTAGCTTATGATGAGGATTGTCTTGATTATAGGTTTGATAATCTAGCGCCCAAGACATTGGAAGTAACGAGCCATTGCAGCTACCTTTCCAATACTCAATGCTAATACGATCAAAGCCTTCGTAATGATATGGCGTGTCAAAGCTTTTATACATACGCTCAATGACATAATCTGGCACATGCCTATCCCTGCTCGCATTATTTCTCAAGCATTGCTCATATGGGGTAGCGGCAATGATACATTCTTTCCGACAAGGGATACGATTTAGTTCCTGTAGAAAAGCAACGCGCCTTTTAGAGCTTAGATTGCAAGCATCATAGATAACATTATTACCTTCTTTTAATACTGTCTTGATACGCTTATGTAGCTCCATGAACAGCTCATGGTTATGAGTCTGGTCGTTGATATCTAGATAAAGCTCTTCTCTTAATGCGTCTGAGCTGAATACAATATAATTATTTTCCTTGGCTAGATTATAAGCGATGGTGGACTTGCCACTTGCGGGTAAGCCCACCATCATCACTAGCACTGGCTTTGTGCTAGTGTCCATTTATTCACCAGCCTTAAGCAAGAATTTGCGGGAAACGTTCTTGAACGATTTTTGTCCATCCTGACTACGATACACAAAGCCCTCACGCAGACACTTCTTATTGATTACACTCTTGCCATCGGCAGACTGCTTGAATTCCTCAAAGTCATCAGCATCAGGCAGGATATAGTTGTCATCAATAATAGGCACGAATGGAATATCGTACTCGGCTAGAATCTTCTTTGCTTCAACCGAACCAAGGCGCTCTCCATCAAAGATTAGATTGAAGGCTGCAAAGCGGCGCTCATCAAGCTTGTACTTGTTGCCCTGTACGGACTCACCGTATGTCTCACCCTGTAGTACAACGTGGTTATGGTTATGCTTCTTTGCAATGTCCTTAAGAGCATCCTCGACATTGTACTTGAAAGCCATTTCCCAGTAGACGTTCCCGATGCCAGACATATCAGAAACAAAGTTCTTCTGATCTGCATCCATCTGGCGAACATTACGTGAACACACACCGAAATCAGGCTTACGACCAGTCAAATCAAGGAAGAATGTAGTAGAAGTACCATCAATCTTCTCAGTCACAACATAAGGATTCTTGTCTTCGAGCATGAACATAACATTCTCGATGCGATCCTCATCTGTTTTCTTTACCCATACAGGCCAATTCTTAGGATTATCCTTCTTGCGACCAAAGAAAACGAACAGCAACTTGCGACCCCATGCACGCTTCATCAGCCACTTCCACCACTTCTTCTTTGCGAGCTTGGTATTACGTGCGCACATATTATTGTACTTGGCATTGGGATTAGACTTAGCCTTACGGGCATTATCCTCGGCTACATAATACTTGATACCAAGCAAATTTGTCACGTCCTCGTGAATAGCATACTTCTTATTATCTGGAAGAATGCCCATCGGAAGAAGCAAACCTTGTGAAATTACATTGAACTTTCCGAGTTTATAAGTCTTTACCTTAAACTTTTTTGGACGCAAAAACTCAGACCACTCTGTCTCTGGTAGCAAAGAATCAATCTCAAAGAAAACAGCCATGTCTCCGACACTAAACTCATGCTTACGAATAATTACGTTCCAACCTCCAACATGAGCAAGCTCAATGTTATCGGCTTTTTCAATTGGCGTAATACTGTCAATTGTTACAGTGTATGCAAGTGCTCGTTCTCCGTTAATTAACATTTTTCCTCAATTCTTTTATAGACGAACCAAAATATTCAATGATTCTTCTTCTGACAATTTCCTTTTTTGTGTTATATATCTTTGCAATATCAACGGTTGTTTTGCCATCTTTTATGTATTGCAATAGCTCTTCTTTATCAAAGTCAATCTTTCTCGTATTTGTATGCTTAAGCCTGTCTCCGCGCAATTCAGTTGGCGTTTTACCATAATACTGTTTACACCTCCAATATAAAGTTCTGCGATTTGTATTATATTTGTCACACATATCTTCTATTGTCATAAAGCTTTTAATGTCATTTAAAAATTCATCTTCGTTTATTTCAACTTTATATTTTCCTTTGTTTGGAGAAGGCGTTCCTTTTGGAGCGCCCTTAAGCCAAGTGCCATTTTTTATCTTAGTTTCTTTTGCCCTTTGCCTTGTAATATCTTTATGTGGATTATTATGCCACGTATCTCCACCACCTCCCCCACTTGTCATATTATATCCGTTTTCTTTGTTGTCGCTTTTATAAAAAGAAATCCAGTAAATTTCTCTTTCGTCTAACATTTCTTTAGGACACTGTTCTATTTCTTCAACGGAAAAGTTTTCTATGCCGTAGTGATTCATAGCATCGTATAAATATCTATTTACGTGCGCCTTTGCCTTACTTATATGCGCATTAAATCTTTCCTGTACCGTTTTCGATGTTTGTCCTATATATATTTTTCCGTTAACATTATTAGTAATTTTATATATATACCCCAATATACCTTCTTAATTTTCTACTCTGGTAAACTTGTTGTTATCATATTATAGCAACTGTTTTAGTTTCAAACACGTCAAAGCAACGAATTTAGTTGCTATTCCTTATAATCTTCATAATCTTTACTACTTTTTCAACAACATAATCAATGGCTTCATATGTAATATCAGAAGAAATAGTGAATCGAACAGACCTTGCCGCTTCTTCATCCGTCAAACCAAGAGCCTTGAGAACATATGATGGCTTCTTAGAATGACTATTGCAGGCAGAACCAACACTGCATTGAATATCATCTAGGTCAAGCATATACAGAAGTTCTTCCGAACCAATGCCTTCAGGCAACATTACATTAATGTTGTTTGGCAGTCTATGAACAGAAGTTCCGTTTAGCTTGCATCCATTTCTTGTAAGCTCGTTGATAAAATAATCACGCATTACAGATAGCGCCAGCTTGTCTTCCATTTCCTCAGATGCGAGTTCAACGGCTTTCGCAAAGCCGACAATACCAGGGCAGTTTTCAGTGCCGCCCCTTTGTCTATCGTTCTGACTGCCGTATATAATGGGCTGAATCTCAATGTCTTTTTTCTTGTATAGTAACCCAACTCCTTTAGCACCTCCAATCTTATGAGCCGATGCGCTTAACATATCAATGCCCATAGCCTTAACGTCAATGGGAATCTGTCCGAATGCCTGCGTTGCATCCACATGAAGCACGCCACCATACTTATGAATAAAATCCGAGATAGCTTTAATGTTTTGAATAGTGCCAACCTCGTTATTGGCAAGCTGAATGGACACAAAGATATCATAATAATCAGGCTCTTCGCGATCTTTAAACACAGACTCAAGCTGCTCCATATTAACAAAGCCATCTTTGTCAACGTCAAGATATGTTACGTCACAATAATAAGTTGCATTACCAAAACGTTCCATGGCATCAACACATTCCATGATTGACTTGTGTTCAATCTTGGTCGTGACAATTGAGGTAGTGGAAATATCCATAACGCCAGCAAGCAAATAGCCCTGAATAGCCCAGCAATTTGATTCACTCGACCCTGATGTAAAGAAGATTTCATCCGTATCAGCATTGATAAAACTAGCAATAGACTCACGAGCATTATCAATTGCACGTCTAACTCTTACTCCCTCAGAGTAAATAGAAGACGGATTATAGAACTCGTCTGTAAGATAAGGCATCATAGCTTTAAGAACTTCTGGTTTTACCTTAGTCGTACCAGCTGAATCAAGATACAATTGCATACATTAACTCCTTAGCAATATGGAGAATAGTTCCGATTAGTATTCTATCAGAATACATATTATCAAAACCATTCTCCATATAATCTATATGTATTCTATTGTTTAGCACCAAACATTATTGAAATAATCATTGCGATAATGATTATGTCCACGGTGACGGCGCTTGTAGTGTGCCAAGTCATCGAGATAATCATCAATATAATCTAGATAGTCATTATAAGTCTGAATGAGCTTATCCCAATACTCGTCATCCTCATACTTCTTATCCGCGTGCTTTGGCTTCTCGTCCTTCTCGTCCTCAGCGTCATCATCATCGCGGTCAAACAGGTCGCAATTCTCGCAATCGCCATCGCACTCTAGGTCATCTGTATCATCAGACTTATCATCATCAAATGAAACGCCATCCATATACAGCTTATTCTGTAGCAGATAACCCTCAAGCTCCCAAAGCTTCTTCTCGATATTCTTCATGCAAATATCGACACCCATATCCTCATCATAGTTAGCAGGGTCAACGCAAGAAGAGGACTCAACGATTACAAAACCATTGGGTAGCTTACATGCTACAATGGTACACTTGTCAAACGCAGTAGTGACAGCGATATCACAACTCTCCATAAGTTCATCTACAACGGCCTGAGTTACAGTATTCTTTGTACGTGCCATAATAAATCACCTTTCTATTAGCATATAACCTTAATTATAAGACAGAAAATCAATAGCTTTCGTGCCGAGTCTTTCCACAGTCCTAGTGACATTCTGTCTTGTACAATCCATTGTATCACTAATCTCTTGATGTGTCATCCCATTTAATAGACATGATAGGATATATTTTTCATTGTCGCTTAAACTTCCGACAAACTTACTCACCATCATGTTACCGAGAACTCGTTCATCAAAATCATAATCAATTAAAGCGTCTGGCAAATTGTCATCGAAATCTTCCAATGAACAATCACCAACATGATCGCACTCATAATCCGCATCTGATATCTCAATATCAAGACAACCATAAAAATTATAGTAGAAATCATCGCTCTCTACTGTTTGTTCTTTAATGGGTGTTTCCATATATCATATTCCAACTTTCTTTCAATCTATTTACATCACAAAGAATCTTCCATCAGAAAATTCTGTTTTATTCTTATGATATTATATCAGAAAAGTAACACAAATGGAACTCTCTTCACAAAATAATTACACATCAAGTTGGAGATAGCTATAACCATCACTATCAGTATAATAGATATTCTTTATTCCAAGGTCTTTTAGTGCGTTCATACAAGCAGGGCATGGCTTTGCAAGTCCGTATCCAAGTTTAGTACCACGAGAGATTCTATATACATACACCTTAACTTTAGACCAATCAATATCTATTCCAACAGTATACGGTATCGATGAAATAGCTGCAATTTCGGCATGGATACTATCATTGATATAATTACCGCCAACGTTATTAAACGTCCTATATTTACGGTTGTATTCCTTTTGCATTGGGTGAGACTTATCATCATTCTTTCCGCGCCCAATAATATGTTTCTTATAGACAATTACAGCCCCAGTATGAAACCTTTTAAATTCAGATGATTCAGCTTCCATACGTGCTTCATTGAACATACGCATATCAAACTTAGAAAAATTCACGATAAACCTTTCAATAAATATCTAATCGTACAAGCGATTTGCTTTTCTTGCCTTGCTATATTCTTCCGCTGGATTGTAACCATCAGAGCATTCGTGTGTTAGGTGCCAAGATTTACACACATTGCATTTGTATGGACGAAGAATCTTTGAGCTATTAATAAACAGGGTCTTGGCTGCACACAGCGCATCATATCTACATGAATATTTCTTCTTTGACTTACATGTATTCATATTTTTATACCTGACATGAATAAAATGAGGACAGAGGAAACTCTTATCATATAGTTTTGTCGTGTCTTCAATCATTGGTCGTGTGTCATTATAGTATCCACAATCTACCTTACTTCCACGTTCTTTGATTCTATTTTGACACACAGTACAAATGAAAGTAGGCACTTGCTCTCCTTATTTTCCGTCAACTTACATGAATATTATATCATGTTCACATAAAAAAAGAGGGTATATCCAAAAGGACATACCCTCTCTACATATATTAAACACAATTGCTTTCGCGTTAAGATTTCAACGACATGTCGTTTACTCTCACATAGCCGAAACTATCCGTCTTTCATGGTCAACCCTAAAGTTTCCAAGGCATTTCAAACAAACTACTTGCCAGTGTTAATCATTGGAGTGGATCCATTGGGAACCACAACAAGATTACCTTCCTTACCGACATCCTTCAAGGCATCAATGTAGTGCTGCTGCAACACTTGGTCATTAAGGCTTTGTGCGAGAACTGCATTTGCGTCAGCTTCGCCCTGAGCTTCAATCTTCTTAGTCTCAGCCTGAACCTTTGCAGTCTCCTGCTCGTTCTGTGCCTTCTGCTTTGCGACCTCAGCTGCCTGAGCTTGTGAATAACTATCGGTGATAGACTTAGGATAACGCACATCCTGTACACTTACCTGCTCAACAGTAAGGCCAATCTTATTCCACTTCTTAGTCAGCGCATCTTGAATAGCCTTTGTGAACTGCGAGCGATCAGTCAGCATGGTAACGGTATCAAACTTACCAGAAACCTCACGGGTAACGGCGCGAACATCATTGGAAATATACTTCTCGACAAAGCTTTCCTGCGTACCATACTCAGAATAAAGGCTAAGTGCTGAATCTGGATTCAAGCTATAGTTTACCTGAATATCAACGTTGGCACTTGCACCAGACTTATCATTGATTGATACCTGCTTACCCTCATATGAGCCACCGTCAACCTTGTAATCTGTGTCGCCATAAAAGTTGATAAGATTATTACGGACATCATACGTAATAACATCTTGCCACGGTGCCTTGACGTGGAAACCAGCTTCAGAAGTTGAGCCAGCAAGAGAACCACCGAGATTACGGATTACGCAAACCTCACCAGTATCCTGTGTATAGATACATGCAAATCCAACAAACACAAAGAAAAAGATAAGGCATATACCTGCAATACCACGAGCGCAAGAACGTGCAAACTTCACAGTCTTAATATCAGTCTCGTTTTTAATGTACGGTTTTCCGAGAATATTATCTTCTTCAATTGGTTCTGGAATCTTTGTGCGAACATTAAATACGATACATGGAATCGCAATAAGCAATGCGATAATTCCGATAACAAACGTTACCATATCAGTCCTTCCTCCATACAACATTCAAACAAAAAACAGGATGCGTATTCGCGGCGCATCCAGAAGGTCTGTTTTTACGGTGTTCCAGCTCACCAATTACTCCGCGAAAGCACTCGCTTATCTCCTAGCGAGAAGGCTTGCTATCCTCTCGAATAGCTATGCGGCGTTGCCTATTCTTCCGCAAAAGATTTTTTTCGGGAAAATCTTAAAAACCACTGCCAATAGGGGCAGGTATTATATGGCAGAGTAATTCGGTTCCGACCCGAATGCTTATATAATAAGCACGCTTTGCTTAGCAGGCAAGCCCAGCTCCCCGCTGGTTATCTACTCCGAAGGTGGGGTGCGTTACCAACTACACCACATGTCTTTTGTAAAATAACATAATCATAAGTACATGGCTACTTATTTTCCGTCTATACTGAGACACGTCTGGCCTCGAACCAGAGACAGTTTCGCCATTATCATCCATGAGAATCTGGCTTTATCGTGATTATATCCACGCCCCCATTATTATATAATGTCAACTATGACAAGAAAAAATCATGGAGCCGATGACAGGCATTGAACCCGCAACCTGCTGATTACAAATCAGCTGCTCTACCAATTGAGCTACATCGGCATTTATACAATAGGTTCTGAGCGCCATGCGTGATTCGAACACGCGCACGCGAGACTTAGAAGGACTCGGCTCTATCCCCTGAGCTAATGGCGTTCAGAACCTATTGTTAATATATTGTAATTATACCACATCTTTATATGTTTTATTATTGACAATTAGTGTAATAACAGAATTATCAACATTAAACTTTCTTGCTAACGCCCTGCCGCCAAACTCTTTGCTTTTTGGTGTATAATTTTTTCTAATATATTTTACTTGTTCGTCAGTAAGTTTTCTTTTTGATGAACCAAGATTATATCCATGTTCGCGTTGTATCTTTCTTCCATATTCAGCAGCGCATTTTTTAGAGCAAAATGGAGCTAAAGAATTTCTTCCATCCCTATGCCTATTTGAATTAAAACTCAATTGCTGATTGGCAGTCCATAAAAAATCTTTTCCACACCCAGGGCATGTCATTGTTTTATCGTAATATTTTCTCTTATCCTTTGAATGTATTCGTAAATGTTCTTCTTTGGTAAGGACTTCTAAGTTATCAATGTTATTATTTAAAGGATTTCCATCTTTATGATGAACTTCTTCATAATCCTCTAATTTTCTTCCAAGATAACTTTCCATAATTACTCTTGGATATGAGACAACCTGTTGAGTGTCTTTAATATAAGCCATTAATCTTCCGTTTTTGTGCATATAAACATTTGCAATTTCTGTCATATACACTCCTTACATAAATATATAAACAGTACAAACTGCATTATTTCTAGGTGTCGGTGATGGGGGTCGAACCCACATACGGAATGATTACCGTCAAGAGATTTTGAGTCTCCGTCCTCAAGGCCAATCGGGATGCACCGACATATGGGTGGGGGATGAGTGAGTTGAACACTCTTCTAGAGCTTATAAGGCCCTTGCCCTAACCGTTGTGCGAATCCCCCATAGCCATTATAATAGACGGTAACGTTCCATTGGCAGTGGCAAGATTTGAACTTGCATACAGGAGCTACCTGTTTTGCCCATTAAAGCATAGCGTATACCGATTTCGCCACACCGCCAAGTCACATTACCGTCTATGGAATATATACTTTTCAAGCATGGTCTATATGCTCTTATTGAGTACGACGACATCTCAAAAGAAGAACAAATTGAACGACTACTCGACTCTGGCCTGCCCATTCTGTCGATGACAGATTCTGGAAATAAATCTGTTCATACCATACAACAACACGCAATGATAATATATACTCCATAGACGGTGGTAGCTTACTAAAGTCCTCACCAGCTACCAGAGGGGTCACTTATTTTAAATACCGTCCGCGCTGGCAGACCTTCCAACGCTACCGATTTTACGCAACGGTGTACGCTTAACAGTCCGCTTCCTCCGTTAAGACAAGGGGTAACATTACGCCGTTACCATGCGCCCAAGACTTGTCAGGTAGCTATCTCCATCGTAAACCTTGGGACTGAGCGTTGACGGAAAATGAAAACGTAAGTCAAATAACTCACACGCAAGGAGCAACCGTTAAACCAAAACAGAAAGGAGTCAAAACATTTTCCGTCTACGGAATCGTACCGTACCATCTGCGTTAGTGAAATCAACCAAAAGACTAACACAGAATCGAACCTCGCTTTGTCGGTCAAGCAAACCAACGCGAAAGATTGTCTCAGGCCTTCGCCTTACCTTCATAAAACGTAGTGGTAATTCGGTAACATAGGAAATGGAGCTGAGACACAGGGAGCGACCCCATATCTTTCCATCCCGACTTTACGTCAATCTATGGCTGGATTGGCTACCAACAACTTTCACCCACCATTCAGCATATTAATCTTCTAATACAATCCAACTTTGGGCTACTCGTACTCGCGTCTGGTCTTATAGCTGATTACCAGCATCAATTGGACAACTATCTTATGGCACTCCAAGCGATTGGCATAGTTGCCACACTACCCTCTACTCGGTTCAATGGAATATATTCCATATCTATTGCGATAGCGACCAGTTAGCGATACCATTTTCTTGCGTTTCATCACAGCGCCGTGCCTACCCTCAGTTGAGATTTTCCACCTCTCCTGCCCTTATAAGATGTCTGTTGCCAGCATCGGGCAAAGTCTACCTATAGAGTATCCCCTATAGTGGAACTCTTTGAGCACGCCCATGACCTCATGGAATTGAGAATACACATGGTTGAAACAATCCTTCGCGTTGATTTCTCAACGCTGATACTCTATGCAAATATCAAAGTGCAACTTGAAACTTTCGTTTCTCTGTGTCAGATATTATAGCATCTAACTTTATCAGTTGCAAGAACTTTTTTGAACTTTTTTCCATCTTCTTTTCTCAAGGTGCTCATCAGATTGATCTGCGATTTGTCCGCGTCTCTTTCTGACATCAACTATATTACATGGTGCCTATATCTATGTCAACAACTTTTTTAGAAAATTTTGAAAACTTTTTTCGTAGCAGTCCGCATTGCATCAGCGGACTAAATATGTATCAACAAACATAAGCAATGATATTATAGCAGATATTTGCAATGGTAAAAAATATAGAACACCTAAAATCTTCCGTCAATTTAAACTGCACATCACAAACGCTGTCAAAAGAGAAATTTGAAATAGTAGTTTTAAAGCAGTCATTCCGCCTGATTATCACCCTATCGTCCTCTAGAGAAGCTGTGACATTTTTTTCAGAAGACCTTAAAATAAATGTATATGGTCTTGCTATATATGTATCTATACTTACCGATTCAAATTCTATCTTGTCTTCGAGAACACGTTTAAGCTCGGTCTTATCGCCATTGGAAAATCCGTATTTACTATAGTCGAACATATGCAAATGCTCCTCTCAAGAAGTGTGTTGTGAAATATTTAGAATATAGCAATACTTCACAACACTAAGATATTAGCACCAAACCATATCATTTGCATCATATAAAATATTCCATCTAAGAAGAGAAAATATCTATATGGCCTTTGACCATTTCCCTGAAGTTCCGCACTGGCGTATCGCACATGCTGCGCTTCAATTCATCTGAAATTATTCCATTCACTTTTCTATCCTTGTTATTGTCCGCAAAGGCATCTTTGATATTTATTCCACACTTGTCTAATTCCAATGTTATCCTGTGCATTATTCCGCTCACATATATCTGTAGCGGCAACAGATTATATCCAACATAGTTCTTAGATATATTCCGCAACAGCCTATAGTAACTGAACCTATAGGAATATTCCGAACTGCCTTTGCGATTCTCCACCTTGAAACAGCTGTCTTCATGCAATCCGACTATTGGTATCTTGCATGTCCCATACCTGTTCCGTCTTTCCCATATATCAATTTCGCTCAGCTTAATCAAATCATCGGCTAATTTTTCCGATATAGATATATCATACGGCTCACCATTATCGGGCTTTAACGTTGCTCCATCCCACCATATATTTTCCGCTCTAAGGTTCTTCACAACGCTCATATCATCGTTATAGATACCTTCATATAGGCTTCTAAATAGTGTCTGTATATAGAATCCGTTATAGTCCTCATACATTCCTATATCATGGTATATCTTTTCAAACTGCGCATTGGAAATAAATTTCTTAGAAGCATTTGGTTTGGCTAATGACCAAAGAATATTCCGATCCAAGTCATTCAACATATATTCCATATCTTTATTGCCAAGATATTTGGCATACAAACCAAGGATATATATAATAGTCGTTATAGCCTTTGGGCTATTAGGATTCATTCCTAATATAATATTCTGTAAATCAACAGGTGTGCAATTTGAATAATCATATTCGCCTATAACACATAATGATTTAGCCACCTTTGCCGTGTTATCGGAATCAAATGTCTGTATAAAGTCATCAAAATTTTTCCGCAAAGACAAGCGCTCCCTTCTCTTAGTTTTGTTTTATCACTCCAACACTATCCAATATCTAAGATTATAATAAACAAAGGCGGCTGTCAAAAAACAACCGCCTTATATCAATTACTTTGCGTATGCCGCCACTGAAATTTTTCCGTATGACTGTTCAGCCTTGCTCACATAGTAATCAAGATTTTCCATCTTCTTGACTATAGTTTTATTATCAACGCCACTCTCAATATCTTTCCAGTACAAATCCCAGTCAAATACCATGTTGGTAATGTCTTTTTTCCGACCAAACAGACCCATGATACTCACCTTTCATTAAATAAAATCATAACCAAGTTCAAGACTATCGAACACGTCTTTGATTTCATCATCCATAATACCGATGTATTTTCGTGTAGTAGCCACGCTGCTATGATTGAATACATAACTTAGAATGACAAGCGCCTTATCCTTATCTTCCGCATCGTGCCATGCCCTAAAGCCGAATGATTTCCTCAAGGAATGGCTACCGATATTCTGGTTAATCCCAGCTTCCTTAGCGGCGTTCTTGATAATACGCCAAAGAGTAGTAGCTGCAATAGCGCCGTCACCCTCACGGGATTTAAACATATACTCGTCTAAATTATCCGTAGGGAACTCATTAAGGTATTCGACAATAACCTTCTTGACAGTGTTATTAAAGAACAGCTTAACAAACTTCTTCTGCTTACGTGTTTTTTTAGGTTGCAAAGTATAGAAGTCCTTAAACTTATACTCTCCATCTTTAACACTGTCCAAGAAGAAACTCCATTTAAGCGTAATCAAATCGCTTGCACGCAAACCAACATTGATACCAATAACAAACAGCAGTTTGTTCCGACTGGCAAGCTGACGATGATGTTCATCGGTAGCTTCATTGATATGCTTGTCAAATACATCAATCATAGACTTAATCTCTTCATCGGTACGGAAAGCATACACCTCAGAAGATACACCAGCAGGCTTTAATCCACCGCTATTATCACGAGCCTTCGGACTTTTAGGCTTAACATCTTTAGTGCCAATGATAACACTAAACGGAATGATATTGTTCTGCTGCCTTTCTTCCACAATAACTGGCGCAAATGCTGGACTAGCCATCATCAATCCCTTCCTCTCGTCTTTTCTTTACTATATTCTACCTTATATCAATGTAGTTATCAAGTAGATAACTCATATTTTTGCAGTCAATTTTGAAAATAAAAAAGGGTGGAACGATAAATGTTCCACCCGTCTATTATAACCTATATACAAGGTATTATTCTTCTAAATCAAGATCCAACTTATTCTTTTCAAACTTAATACGAAACTCACCATTCGCAAATTGTCGCATAAGAATCTCTAGCACCGTGTTCATAGAGAAACCAACCTGTTTACAGTAGGCACTGAAAGCATCCTTAACGTCCTTGTCGATGGTTGTATTGAGTACGACCTTATTATTTTCCACCATGCTAATCCCAATCCTCGTCACGCACACGGGTAGACTTTACGGCTACAAAATCATCGCACCATGAATCATCATCCAAGTATACAATCTCCCACTCATGCGCCTTGCAATAACCAGCTTCATCGTCCTGCACCTCAAAGCCATTATCAAACGGCTCGCAGTTACGGCAGTTGGCGCAGCAACGTGGATGAATCTTAGACATTTTTTCTCCTAACAATTAGTACAAATCAAACTCACGAATAGTATAATAGCTTTCTTCATATCTAGCAAAATAACTATCGCCATAATCGGCATCTTCATCATATGGCGGATACCACGCTATGTATTCTCCATTATATCCGCTCTCAACTTGTCTTATATATCCACAATCATCAAGATACTTTTCAGCATCGGCATACTTAGAAAAGATTCTATCTATGTCTTGAAAATTATCGTCCCCATTCCAAGCCATTGTCATACCATACAACATACACCTTGTCTTTAGCGGCTTGAGCAATCTCAATGGGCGTGTTATCAATCTTTTCCGTGGCTGCTTGTGGAATCATAATAGGTTCTTCCATGACAATAAAACCAACATCACTCATAATTTTCCAACCTAACTATATATATGGATAAACTCTAAGACAAGCAATGCAGTGCAAAAAATAAAGCAAAAGATTATAATCTTCCAGTCATCGCTATTCATACCCACAGTTTATCCTTTCTTCCGACTATCAACATACATGATACTACTTATCATATAGTTGTCAAGTAGATATTCCAAATAAAAAAGACTAGCTAAATGCTAGTCTTTAATATCAATCTTATTGCCCTTGCCTATCTTCAATACAAACTCGCCTGATACAAACTGTACCATGAACGTCTCCAATACCGTGTTCATAGGCATCCCAGCGCCTTTACAATGGGCTTTAAAGCTATCTAAAACGTCTTTGTTTATTGTCGTATTAAGCATGGCACGCTCATTTTTCTGGACATTTACTTTCATACTTGACATACGCAAGCACTCCTTTATATGTTACATTAGTCTAACTATATTGTATTGCATATAAAAGTAGTTATCAAGTAGATAAGAAAGCAGGGCTTAAACAGCCCTGCTAAAACGTTTTACTTTTCCGTATAAGACACGATTAAAAACTAATCGTCATACTCACCATACTTGCCATTAAGCCAGTCATTAGTGGTCTTTAGCATCTGTCCAAACGTCCAATAATAAGCGCCCTCAACATACTTATTCGTGAGAACGTTATTGATAATATCGTTCTTAGTGATAGCGAAATCGACCAGCTCGTCAAACGAACCGTTACCATCATAGACATAGTAAGTAACCACAAACAATTCATCATCAGACAACATCATTTCATTTGTCTGCAAAGAATCAGTATACCAATCATTACCCTTTGGATCAAGGGCAGAAGCCACACACTCATGCTCGCCAGCACAATGCTCACTGTCAGCTACATAGACAATATCCTCAAGAACATCCTCAATTGTATCATCATAAGCCCAATAATCAGCATCTTCCATACTCTTGCAAATCGCAGTCAGCATATTATACTCCTTTTATGCGGACACTAATAAACCTGCGATATATTATTACACATATTGAGCAGTGCGTCAAGGTGCCTTTGCATATCTTCTTTGAGCTTTTCTAAATCGGACTCATTCTCAATAACAAAGACACCTTGTTTATTATTGTACGCCATATCGCCCATTAGCACTCATGCTCGGGAATATCGGGAGTGGCGCAAGGCTCATAGTGCATATAGTAAAGCTCCTTATTATCATCCAAATCCACGCCAGCACCGCCATACTGAAACGCTGCAAATGCGCTACGATTGTACGCATTGTATTCATCAAAAACCTGCCCATGTTCAATTACATTACCATCGGCATCAAGCAGATAGCAATTGAAAAGCTCGCCGTTCTCGTCATAGTCACTGAATACAGCAACAACCATTCCGTTATCATACTTCACGGCATAGTCATAGGGAGTATAACCCTCGGAAATAATCTGCGTAGCGCTATCAATAAAGCCATACTGATAACTATACTCACCGACAAAATTATAATTATCGCCAATGTCTACGCATGAACACATGATAAGCATGAAATAAAGCAAAGCGGATACGCAACGAAAATCATCTTTGATATATCCATCATACCAATCATCCCAGTTGTTAGGCGTGAACGATACATAACCATCGTGAGAAGTATACTTCTTCTCAAGAAACTCCTCAAAGTTATCACGGTTCATGGCGGCATAGCCAAGCATATACTCACACAGTTTATCCGTATATGCAAAATCAAACAGGGTCGAATCAGTCTCAAAATTATACCACTTCGGGTGATACGTGCCAGTATACGTCACTTCAAAATCATCATCGTAATCAGACGGGAAAACATCCGTCCAAAGGGCATCGTTGATATAATCCACAGCGCACTTACCGATTTCATCATCAGCCTTGTCGCGCATGTCATACGGGATACATCCCCAAAGCTCTCCAAGATAAGTCTCGTAAAGCCCAGCGCAGATAAAGTTTCCAATGCAAGTAGTGGAAGTATGAATCGTATGGGTCATAGTTTCTTTCATCGTAGTACCTTTCTCTAAGGTTTTCTCTTTCCTTGCCTAATAGTATATATAGTTGGTAACTACATGTCAACTATATTTCCAATTCATATTTCCTCCACAAAAAATATCACGCCTTATAGACGGCAACACAATGAAAGGAAAGAAAGTGAGAAAAGGCGTGGGATAGTGTTGCCGCCTATGAGACGCGATATTATATATTTCGATATGGCAAGATTATAAGTTGCACCAAAAGTCATCTTCGGTAAACTCTGTACCGTGGTAAAGATTATACATCAGCCAATCAGGAATATCCGTGGGGTATGTCGCGCTTGCCAAAACATTACGCTCACTCTCAATCATCTGCGGCAATGCTTCTTGATTGTAGTAAAAATCAGTATACAGCTTGTCTTTAAGCTCATACATTTCATCATCGCTAAGTTGCTCAACCTTCATGGCAACCACCTTTCTAAGCCACTGTAGTACGTTTTAAAGCACGTTAATCCCAGGCACGTGTACCGAACTCAACTTTATCCCAACCGCCCATTAAAAAGGCGTACATCCATCCATCCACGATAAAGCACGCCTTCATAGGGTTGCTCTTATGGTCTTTCGCTTCATCCTCGTAATAAACATTTACGATATTCACGATGCCCATACTTTGCAAATGCAACAATGCTTTACGTACATTGCTACATAGCTTTTCATCGCCAATAGCTTTTGCAAGCTCGCTATACGTACCCTCGAATACATCCATCTTCATAAGATAATCCATGATACGTACTTCTTGTTTGGTAAGCTCACGAAACTTGCGCATAAGTGTATAAGTCTCGTCATAATCAAAACCCATAGTATTAGCCAATGTTATATCCTTTCAGTTAAAATTACTAGAACTCACGGTTGCGTTTGCCTTTAAGAAAATCAATATGATTTTCTGCCTGCTTCATGGTCTTGCAATTAAAATCATTCTTTCCATCTTCAAATGTAGAATAATTATATCCAATTGTTTTAAGGTTATCACTCGCTTCACGAATCTCCATGTTAGGCAAACGATAATTACTTTGCTGATAAACAATAACCTTGTCAATAGTAATCTTAACAATGCTGTCATCAAGAATACCAGTGCCGCCAATAGAACGACTATTCTTAATCAGCAAAGGAATCTTGACGTTACCATAACTGCGGCTAACATAACCAATGGTATCGTAAATCTCCATCCAGTCACGACCAGTTTCAGTATCTCCATAGAAAACACGAATACGCTCATGGTTTTTCATTGCACCATCGAGAATCTGAATAACCCTATCAGGCGTATCAAGACAATACCAAGTATCGTTGTAAATCTTATAGCGCCTGCCATTGAACTCTTTAACCTGAATGTCCATCGCAGTTCCTTTCTCACCTGCTCTTTCCTTGTTTATATAATACTCTAATCCAAAGAGATACAGTCGAGATTTTTCACCTTCACAGATCATACACAATTCATTTCAGTGTGATTTCAATTCACTACTGAAACAATAGTAAAATAAAAAGGGCGAATTACTTCGCCCCAAAAACACAATGCCACACGCACTCATTACAGCATGGCACCCAACTTTCCTTAACACTACCATCGCTAGGCACAAGAATCGGTACATCATATTTGACGCTAAGTTTTGAATGGCAGAAAGTACACTCACGGTCTTTATCTTCCCACCATTTATTAACACGTCTATATCTATCCACGATAACTCCTAAAAGAACTATTTTAAGCTGTTATACGCAGCCGCCACAGCAACCCCACTCAACATTCTCGTTGACACAGCGCTCAATTTCGTCTTTAAGGTTTGCATATTTTGCGGGAACGTTCACATACCACTCACCACTTTCAACATGCTCGTACCATTCATCATCAAACCAGACACTTCCACCGCTACGCATACAGTATTTAGGAAACTCCACTTCCTCGCCGTCAATACGCAACACAAGCGTGCCGCTACATAGATTAGGAAAATCACCATCATAAAAAACAAACTCAACCATTACAACTCCAATCAAAGCAAGTTTAAACCTCAATGATAAGCCATTCGTCCTCGGCTAAATCATCATAACACCAGCACTCATACCCATTAAACCAAACGTGCCTTTTTTCATCGTCACAATCAAACATAAAATTATTGTTATCATCGTGTTTTTGTGTGTTGATAAATCTATCAACATCAATTTGAAATTGATAAACATTCACAATAACCTTTGCAATTTCTATTGCCGCCGCCTTACTTGTATCGTATCTACCAACTTCCTCCACTCCTCCAACTTCCATATTATGATTAACAAGAATATACATTGCAATTCTCCAATCAAGTTTGTAACGTTATCTTTTAAGTTGTAACATCTAAAATGTTACATAGATAAAAACAACGTTACCAATGCAACCACTCGCCAAGGTACTCAAGCTCAAACTCCTGCTTCATAGAGTGGCGAGCGCGACGCTTCTCCTTGCGCTTCTGCTTGTTGATACGCTTAGTGTGACCAGCGCCATAGAGGTCGGCGTTGTTGTAAGCGCTGTTGTTGTTCGTGGTCTTGCGCTTGAAATCGTCCTTCATGGTTGCGTCCTTTCTTCCGCTCCCTTTCGTTAGTTATATAATACTACCAGCAAGCAACCGCATAAATGATAATGGCGATCCTCCATAATCTCTACACAATTATCCATACAAAAAAGGCGGCATAACAGCCGCCCTAATCTAGACTTCACGCAATTCTTTACCACAAAATGGACAAAAGAATATAGGCACTTTCATGGTACGCGAATCGAATACGCCATTGACTGTAACCAATTTAGGCTTGCAATCGTCCCACTCGATATAGACAACACCTCTTTTATCTTTAGTATAAATGTTCTTACTTTTCTCGCAATACTCACACATAATAACACACCAAATCGTCCGCTTTCCAAATACTAAAGTCAATTCTTATTCCAAGAAAATGAATAAACACATCATTACCATGACTTTCAACGCATGAATCATCGCCTGTACAAACCCTGCGATATTTATCAGCCTTGTATTCTACATACTTTCTTGCATCATCATACGTACTAAACCTTTTCGTTTCAAGCTCATATCTTTTCCAAGATTTTTCATTGAGCATACTATTAAACACGTACCACATCTTAGACCCATTCACACATCTAACACATTAGTTATAGAAAACATAGTGAAAAAAGTATACACATTTTTCACTATGTTAGAATAACTGTTTTAATTTTACTTCCAGTTCTTCCAGCCTAGATATTCCAAGCCGCTACCATCAAACAGCAATTGCCCCTGCTCGTCTCCGTCATAGACCTTGACGTTAATTCTCATTAGATAGTCCGTCTTGTCAATGGCAAACTTTCCACCAAAGTTATCATAGTCACCAGTAATAACATACGTAAAATCGCTATAAAAGTTTGCATCGTTGCCAACAAACTCAATATCCATATCTTGTTTGCACAACTCTTTAAGGAAATGCTGGCACCAATTACGATTATTAAGAACGGGCTTGTCACACTTCTTTCCATCAAAGCGGATATACTTCTTGCGCTTCGTACATGCGGCATTTGCAATAGCAGCGGCAATATCGCTACCATGCCCCATAAGATAGCCGTCATAGTGGCGATAGAACTTAGCCACAGTAACGTCCTTGCTCTCTTTAGTTTCCCAATCAAAAACACGATTCTTCAAGATAGTAACAGCAGGCGTACTCATTTTAACTCCTATTCATTGCAGGCAAAGCTGAACTCTTTTTTGGTAAGAACAAACCAATGCGATGAATCATCATCAGCACAAACAATTAAGACGTAATCTCTTCCAATGCCTACAACCTTGCACGTCTCACCATCGCAAGCATATAGACCAGATGAATCTTTCAAGTCGCAGTATCCATCAGACCCGTCATCGTTCTCCTCATACTCAATCCAGTAACCATAATCAGTATGGCAACCCATCATATGAGTATAAAGAGATTTAAGGTCGATGCTAAACGTCTTTTCCATCGTGGCTCCTTTCTTCCCTTTCCTTTCGACAACAATATATTACTATGCCATACATATTATTCCGTTGAGAATCACGACACTACACATAACCTACACAATTAAATACCTAAAAGAAAAGGCGGATATATAATCCGCCTTGTTTAAACTAATACTTCATTAAGCCCTCAATAGCGTCAATCACCTTGTAAAGTTCCGCTATTGCATCGCTCCAATCATCACCGTATTGCTCATTATCCTGCAAAAAAGTGATAACGTCACAAATCTTTTCAACGTCAATATCTTCCATGATACAAGCCCTTCACTCTGAAAACTTTATTTTAATTGTACCAATACTCGTTATCTGCAAGGTCATCGGGAATACAATCAGTAACAGGGTACACATCATACGGACACACATCATACTCATTGCCGTCAATGATAATATACTCCCTATCAAGAATCTCCAAATCAAGCCCGTCAAAACATACCTGCTCAATGTCGAACACCTTGTTAGTATCAGTATTCACTTTGCAACCAGAAGCAACTTCAAAACCATCGTCCCAAACGGAAACGAACGTTGCGTTCTTAATCATGGTCTTTCCCTTCGCTAAGATTCTATTTTAAGCAGACAATGCCTTATCACATCTCATAAGGAAAGCGTCAAATGGCGTTTCGGTAAACAGATAAAACATCTTCTCAATAACATCACGACCACTTTCGTCGCTATATTTCCACGTGAGAAAAATATCTTGCGCAATTCCGTTGCGCTCAAAGTCGGTTGATTTCATCAGGTCGCACAAAACAATATCAGCGTCATGCCCTTTCCACATAGGCAACACTTTAGCCCTCTTTTTTGTCTTATCCTCAATCTGCTCAATCATATATTCGGTAAAGCTACCCATGATATTCCTTTCTGTTAAATCATTTTAATCACAAAGGTTACAAATATCTTCATCGCTTACTTCGCAAATAAAAGTATCTGTATCGCTTGAGTAATCGTGATAATACAGTTCGGCAATGCCGTCATCGCTTTTGTAAATCAAAAGGTCATTCCCATTAGACAAGTTAATAACATTGTAGGTTTTCATTGCTTTCCTTCCGTTAAAAGCGTGCTTTTATCCTAAACCAAAACCCAGCTCATATCAACGCCCATCTCGTACATGCCGAAAATATCAGGCTCAACCAACATCATATCTCCATCATAGTCCTCGATAAAGGTATCCGTCTCAAAGATATACTCGTAGCGCGTGCCATCCCCGATACCATTGTCGGCATCACGATTCAGCGCACGCATGACGCGCATAGCTTCGGGCTTGGTGAAATGCGGGTGCTCATAGCCGCCGCTATTCTGCTCACAGAAACCGCGCCTGCCGTACCCAACAAGATAAGCGTCAAAGACGTTGCAATCGTCACCATCAAGACAAACCTTGACGGGCTTGAGAGTGTAAACCATATCGCTCATTTCTGCTCCTTTTTCCGAGCGCCTTTCCTTGACTACATATTACCAAAGATTTATTCCATATAGCCGAGAATCTTTGTCTACACATCTTCTCCACGGATCCTCCACATTTATGTGTGTTTCAAATGTCTGATATTTTCCGACAAATGCAACAAAAAGCGCCCACAATAGGGCGCTTTAATAACTTTAAACAAATAGATATGGCGTTTGTTCCGCGCGTTCCTTATCAAGCAAACTATCTAGCTCGTCATATGTCATTACACGCGCATGATAACCGATGGAACGATAGTACTTTGCATAGCGTTGTGCATCTTTCCGACAACAAGACGTTACCGCTTTGCTAGAGTTTGCGCTGTCAAACCCAACAACTGCAACAATCTCATTATTATCCATGATAGTTCCAATCTAATTACATGATACCGTTTTGCTTTTCATCATCGGCGAACTTTACCACCTCATCAGCCGTCAATACCTTAACATCATATCCGTCAAGCGTATATTTTGACCGATAAAATGCCACATTATTAAGGTCGCACATAGTAAACTCCATACGCTTACCAGTGCGCTTGTCAAGCGCAATAACCCATCGGCGATTATCCATTGCAATACCTTTCGTTTGGTTTTGTTCCGTGGTTTAATAATATCACGATTATGGCTACAACATATTTTCTCCATATAATTTTCCACAAAAAGAAAAGGGGAGCACATATGCGCTCCCCTAATCCGCCTGAAAGAACCACCAATCAGACACCAACCACATTCATACCAACACCAGAAAGGACGGTATGCAACATAAAAGCTAGTTCGTTTTTGTTCCGTATCATTTATGTTGTACCAACATTGTAATAAGTCGCTGCGTAGCTGTCAAGTAGTTTTCAAAACTTTTTTCGCTAATTTTCCGCGCCGATATACCCAAGGTTAATCAAGGTGTTGCGCATGTTACGATAGCGATGAACATTAACATAGCTCGACACGGCACCATAAGGACTAAGCCCCTTATATTGATTCTTTTGAGGGAAATGTTCCACCACGGTATCACGCTTGTACACGATAGTCTTTTTACGATTGACCGTCATGCCATATGGATGAAATACAAATACGTTATTATCTTCCGTGCGCACGATAACGTTAGTCCTTAGTAAATCGAATACATCTTTAATGCGATGCTCCGTCACATAAAGATACCCGCTGATAGTATCATCTGTGGACTTAAAGCGATACCACGTCTTTTGATTCTTCACAACAGGAACATCGTACTCAACATCTCCGACAAATCTGTATCCCTCTTTATATTTTTTCCGAATCTCTTCAACATCCGAATAATCGGATACCCAAATGTCACCGTCAACAAACATATGAAACCTTTCCGTGTTGTATTTGCCTTGCTTAAAGTATATCACACATATAACTAAAGGCATCAAATTCGACCCCTTTAAATCTAGTGATCCATATTTTCTCCATAAATATATATTCCGTCTCGTTAGATATTCCACAAATAATAATCAAAGTGTGGAATATCTTTAACTTGTCCACAAAAAGCGTGGGAAACTCGCAAAAGTAGCCCACTTGTCCACGTTTTTTGTGGACAACCATAGCAAAGTAGGGTAAGTTGTCCACGTTTTTTGTGGAAAAATGAACATTCCTAACAAAATAGATATAATACAAAATAGATAAATATGCTTCGCAAGATTTTCCGTATCAGTATATACAAGAAAATAAAAAAGGGCGGATAATTTTCCGCTTGCCAATGATACTTTTCTTATCTTGTCTTTGGTCGTATATTTTCCGCTTGACTACCACACTTTCAAAAGGGTCGTTTTATAGCCCTAGAGCAAAGGATTAGCCCCTATTTGCCCCGATAAGCACTCGACCCTAGTAAGTACCCATATCGAAAATATAAAGGCAAATAAAGCGTTTTATCGCGTAAAAAATGCAATACCCCACAAACGCATTTTATGGTGCATCTGTAGGGTAATATGTTTACAAGTCAACGATTGTTGTTTACAAGTCAACAATCAGATTGTGTTCTTTGATAAGCCGCCTTGCAATGCACGGGTTAATATGCTTCTTTTTCGCCAGCACGATAGTACCGCTGCCGTCCTCGCGCTTATAGATACAGTGGTCGCCAGTGCATCTAGCGTATTCATACCCGTTGCGTTTGACAATCTTAGTCATCTCTAGGTAGGTGTACTGCCGCATTTTCGCCATTGCTTTCCCAATCTCTAGTGGTCTTTGACTTGATATAAATATATCATATGCTGCTATATATGGTAGTAATTCATATAATCTACACATATATATCGACAAAGAAAAAGGCGGTATCGCTACCGCCTTAATCTCTAGGCAACCATGATAATATCGAATTGCTCGATACCATCAAGGATATACCAATCACATGCGCCGTCTAGAGCCTTCACGTCCTCGGGTGCATCGCCCCAAGTGCCGCTATAGACCTCCTTGCCGCCCACGTAGGTAATGACCTTCTGCTCGTCCCTAACGTCCATCTTCTTACCCTTCTGCTATTGTCAACCCATCGGGCTTATCCCCTTTGGTTGATATTATTATTGCACTGATAGAGTCTATGAGTATCGAGAATCTTTAACTTCACAAAGTCTACACATATCAATGGTCAAAAAAAAAAGACCGCCTAAATATAGGCGGTCTAGCTTTAGCAAAAGTCATCCAAGGTAAACATAAATGCCGCTGCTTCTCTGTCGCTAGAGATAATATCTCCACGATACTTAACAAACTCGCACACAAAATCTCCATGCTGTTTCAAAAAATAGTCAAACGCTGCCGCTGCTTCTCGCTGTCCTGCTACCTCCTTGCCATGCCTGTTTGCATTATAGAGACAATCATAATTTCTATCGAACTTAGCAAGAAAATCAGCGATATTAAAATTGAAAACCATCATTCAACCTTTCTTTTGGTTTCCCTTGTTGATTAAATAGTACCATAGCTTTGCCGTGTTCATATTATCTACACAGATATACATGCAAAAATAAAGCCCACCTTTTTCGGTGGGCTTGTCGCTATCCCCTATAGTCTAGCTTGATAACACAACTCGAATGACCGTCACGTTGTATATACATGTCGGGTTCAATTGCCCTTACCTCGCAATTGTCAAACCAAGGATATTTTTGCACCATATCAAAAGGGTATCCCTCAATGGATAGCGGCGCTTTGTCTTTAGCATAGACAAGCACGTTAACCATGCCGCCCCAAACATTCCGCAAATCTTTGAACGTCATCCTATATCGCCTTTCAGTTTGTTTCTTTTCTTGATTAGATATTACCATGCTTTACTTATCTCCATACCATCTTCACAAAATTATATCCAGACAAAAGTTTCTAATGGTTAACTAAAAAATAGACATAACTGTAGCTCAATAAATAAGTCATTATGAGTGGCGTATGTAGGTCGCTTTGTCCTCCCGACTAGTTACATAATACCATACTTTTAAGTTGTGTAAGTGTGATCTACGAACTCCATAATTTCTACACAAATGAACACACAAAAGAAAAAACGTTTCTAACGAAACGAAAAGCGCCCACCTTTTCGGTGAGCGCTAGAATCTAAAAGCCGAAACTTTTCTTTGTGCGCGTCTCCATGATGGGACGCTTTTCCTTATAACTATAGGGCATGAAATCATAGCCGAAAATATAAGCGCGTTGAATTGCTCCGCGAACATCCCAGCCGTAAACCTCGACCAGATGCCGCGCGTAACGCTTGCGCGGTTTAGAGCAAAGCTCCCACGTCCCTACAAGCTCCGTGCCGTCCTTCCTGCCTTCGACTATCGCGTGCAAGTACTTACCCGTGCGCGTGATGGTTTTCATTTTGTGCCGCCTTTCTCGCGTCCTTTTTGTTGGCTAAATAATATCACGATATAAGCGCCTACATATTTTCTCCATATATTATTTTATCCGTTTCCCTACCTTGCTTTGGTTGCTTTGGTTTATCCGCTAAATGCACTAGGGTAGTCCAGCCGCTTTTACCGCTCTAAGCCCACAGAATCGAGAATAAGGACGGTTAAATATCTGTCGGGTATAAGTTATTCAGTTCGATAATATAGGGGCTTAAATCGGCTCTCAGTGCCTTATATTCTATTGTCGATATTGATAGTGAATTAGTAGCATTTAAAGATAAAAAAATAGGGGAACGTTGCCGCTCCCCTTTGGTTGGTTGCTTAATCAAAAAGCGCCTGAATAATCTTCAAATCGTCCTCGGGAATATCCCAGTAAAGCCAACCGTGACCATAGGTGTAAGGCTCGCCGTTATATTCCACCTCATAAAGTCCAACGCTTTTAAGGTACTCGCAAGCGCTAGTATAATCGTAGCGATTCCCCTTCGACTCCCAGTCCTCAATCGCTTTTTCTTGCTCGATAGTGCCAGCGTGCATATCGTTTAGATGGTACAGTTTCCAAAGACGATAAATCTCCATGAACTGTTTGTTTTTCGTGCGCTTTGCGATTGAATCTAGGCATTGACCACCAGCAAGCGTATCGGTTTTCGACTGATTATAGACGATAGCCATAGCGGAAAAGCAAGGCTTACCGTTCTTTTCTTTCAGTTCAACCTCAACGGTAACGGGGTTAATCTTGCGTCCACGACCATAGTAGTCAATCTTGCCAAAATCAAAAGTCTTAGTAGCCAACGTTCTTTCCTTTCCTTGTGGTTGGTTTCTGTACTTATAATTTATCACTTATTGAATCGAGATTGTCGAGAATCTTTATCTCCATAATCTGAACACAATTAAAAATCAGTAAGGCAATCAACGCTTTGTTTCTCGATGAAAATATAGGCGCTGTCCTCGCTTTCGCTGTCAATGCCCAAAACATTCTCGCAATACATTTCGCGCATTTCATAGGCTATATCGTATGTAGTGCCATAGGCAACGCGCCGCATATTGCCAAATGTATTATCCACGACCATATAGATACAAGCGCTTGCACAATCGTGCATCTTGTCCGTGGTCGTGTGAATCTTGATGGTATCCATTTTCAAGTCCTTTCGGTTGGTTCTTCCGATGATTAAATAATACTAAATATCAAGCGCATATAGCCGACAATCTTTCACATCATATTTTCAACACAATTCAACCTAGATAAAAAAAGGATGGTTGCCCATCCTTTTTAAATCTCGTATGGTCTTTTCGGCTCGAATGTCTTAAAGCCGAAAATTACATTGCGGTACTTTTCGGGTACGTAATCGTATTTAGTATACGTAAAATCATCCTCGCCATACTTGCGCAAAACTACTACCTCGTCATACCAAAGGATAGAATCGTAACGCGCACGATAGCATACCCAAGCCCGCTTTGCCTTGCCAGTGTCGCGCAACTCGGCAACATCCCCAAGTTTACGGTAGTGGCACAGAATCGCGTCTGCACCGTCAAAGTTGCACTTGCCCATAGTCTAACCTTTCTCGTGGTTGGTTTCTGTACTTATAATTTATCATTGTTCACGTGCATCCAGTCCAGAATCTTTACCTTCACAATCTCTACACAACATTAAAAGTTCAATTTTAAAGTTCAATTTAGGTTGCGCATTAGTTCGATTAGTTCAATTTAAAATTGAACTCGTGGTTCAAAATTGAACTTTGTGGATCTATGGAGATTGTGTGGAGATTTTAGATTGACGCTTGACACAAAAATCGCCCTATCCTATTATTATTATTAAGCTAGAGGACTGTCTATTTTTGGTAACGATATTTTCCGCCACAGTATCAACACAATTGAACATAGACAAAAAAAGAGCGGCTAAAAGCCGCTCATGGTGCTAAATACTGTTCCATCATCGCAAGTGGGGTATCTATCTTGCATTAGTTCCGTCCAGCTCGGGGCATCATCGCTATACGTATAATCATCATCCTCGTCCTCGTAATTGCTCACATGGATAAGTCCAGTGTTATCCTCGGTAAACTTCATGTTCCAGTTATCGGCGATAGTGTTAAGCGTATCCGCAAGCTCGTTATCGTTGAGTTCATAGACAAGTTCGATAGCCAAGAGCTTGTATCCCAGCTCGTCAACAAGTGCCGAAAACTTCCGCGTGTTCGTCTCGTTCATTGTTCGTCCTTTCGTGTTGGTGCCTTTCGTTAGTTATATATTGCCATAGTTCCACGCTAGATAGCACGACAATACATGCCTACATATTTTCTCCACACAATCACACACAACTAAAAGTTCCATCTGGTTAACTTTAAAATGTACAGAACTGTAGAGAAAGTGTAAGTCATAATAGGTGGGCTATGTTCGGTGCCTTTGTCCCTCCGACTGATTACATATTATCATTTATCCGTGGCGTGTGCGCGAGATTTTCCATACACACAAAATGAACACAATTATCCACACAAAATAAAAGCGCCCCAGAATCGAGACGCTTTCATTTATTACTTTAGCAGATTCTCCAGATACCAAGCCTGTTTGCGCCAATGCTCCGCAGATTCTTTATCGAAACTATCGCAGATTTTGGCGCGGTATTTATATTCTTCAATGCGCCGCTTGATTTTCTCATTCGCCAGTTTTTCCAGCTCGTCCAATTCGTTTTCCACCTTGTCAAACTCAGCTTCCAGCTCGTCAAAGCTCATTGTTCCAACTCCTTAATTAGTAGGTACGTATTATTAAAATACCATAGTCGTATATCATATGGTCGAGATTTTCCACGTACATATAATCTTCATAATTATCCGTACAAAAAAAGAGCGCCCATATAGAGCGCTCAATGCGGCATATATATTCCCAGTTATTCCGCGCCGCTTTAGGAATAACTAGTACGTTCCGTATGCTTAGGCGGTGAACGTTGCCGCGCCACTTACCGCAACTTGACCACTCCTTTTTCCGTTGCGCTTGCGTTGACTACTACTATACATATATTTTTTCGTGGGCAACCGACAATCTTTCCGTACACAATTCCTCCACAATTATTCCGATGGTGATATATACTCAATGTTTTTCCGCGTGTCAAGTATAATTATTCTATTCATATACTCTCCACAACTTTCCGTGTGATCTACCGCAGTCGATTTTCCGTGTGTGTATTTTGTATGCAGATTTTCCGTAGCTATTGCAATTCAATCTTCCGTGTGGTACTCGCGTTTGATTTTTCCGCGTTTGTGTTGATAGCGTGTATCTTTTTTCCGCGCTCGCGCTTTATTCCGTGTCGTGCTAGCGAACTTTTTCCGTGGCGTAGGCGTGGCGCGTTGGCGTTTATCCGTTTATCAATTTTTCCGCGCACGCTCCAAACCTACAATCGTTGATAAAACGTTTTATCTTTTGATTTAAGGGCATATTTTCCGTGCAACGTCTACGCACTAAGGGATGCCGTTTATCAAGCCGTGTGCGGCATTTGTCCAGCTAGATATATATATTTAGGTACCCTAACCATGATAAATAATTGGTATCTAAGTGGTATGTTCTTTACCATAGATTTTCCGCGCGGCCACCTTAATTTTCCGTGAGTGTCAATAGATTTTCCGCAACACATAATTTTTCCACACGATAGATATTTATTATCCGTGATAGATTTTTATCATGGATATATTCCGACTGATATGGTAGCAATTATAATATTCCGACTAAGCATAATGTTATATACGTATATAACGTATTAGATATATGTAATATTCCATATGTATATAACGTCAATATATTTTCCGACTAGTAACATTTATAACCATTATAATGTTTATAACGTTATATATATTTTCCGTTAGGTAACGTTATTTTTTCCGTAGCAATTCAATTGATATTTTTCCACTCACAATTTAATTGTTATTTTTTCCGTAACGTTATTGTTTGTATAACATTTAATTCCGACTAGACTAGTAGTAATTATTTTCCGACTGATTAGATAGCATTTAAATGTTAGTAGGTAGGTGTCATTTTTCCGTGAGCTTGCCTACAATTTTCCGTGTGTGTATATACATATATATAATGTTATATACATTATAATGAGTTGGTATTAGTATCATTTTTCCGCAACGTATTGTTATCAATTAGCTATCATTTTTCCGTGGCGCGTGTTAGTTTTTCCGTGGCATATTGCTATCAATTAGGTAGCATTTTTCCGTGGTGTGTGCGAGATTTTCCACAAAAGACAACACGATAATATAGTTCCGTATAGGTTGTCAATAGATTTTCCGCAACTATTTTTCCAACCATAGAATCTCTATAATCTTCCGCGCTAGGCTCGAATGTTCCGTTATCTTTTCCGACTAGCGCGGTGGCATTTATCCGCATAAGGCAATGAGACGTGATTTAAGGGCATAATTTTTTCCGCGCTTGTCCGACTAGGGGCTATCGTTTTTCCACGCCTTAAAACGCATTTGAGCGCCTTAGTTTTTCCGTAGTCGCTAGTTTTTCCGTGGTGTGTGCGCCTAGTTTATCCGTAATGCGATTATTCCAGTAACATTTTTCCGCAAAAAAAAGAGCGGATAAAATATCCGCTCCATTTTTTTTCTACCCGAAAATGTTCCATATGTTAGCAGGGTATCCAGTCGCTAGGCAAACCAAAAAACAAAAGATTCTTACCGCGATTATTCCAACCGCTCCAAAAATAATTCCAGCCATAACCTCCTTGCCCTCGGGTGTGTGCATCCAGTCTACAATTTTCCGAAACATTTTTCCATCCCTTCGGTTGTTTCGCGTACCACTCCATTTTAGCGCGTTTTGATATTTTCCAGCCTATGATTTTCCAGTGTGTTAGTTTTCCATAGTTTCTTCATATCTGTTTTTCTACAAATGTTCCATAGATTTTCCACAGTTTCTCCATATCCCAGTCTAGGATTTTCTCCATGAAACTTCCACAAAGATTCCATCAAAGCTCCATAGCTTTTCCATCAGATGCACATAAAATCTCCATCAAAGTTCCATAAAGATTCCATAGATTCTCTATGATTTCTCCACATTTTCTCCACAACTATGGATCGCACACAAAATCTCCACATTTTCTCCATATTTTCTCCACGAAAAAATTATAGAATCTCCATAACTTTTTCCATAAAAAAAGGGGAACTCTGGATAGAGTTCCCCTAATTCTAGCTAGTATTCGGGTTCCTCCCAATACCAGTAATGTATGGTCGCTTCGTTCATAATAGTACATGCAACATCGGTTGCCGAAAAATCGCTATTGTCGTCAATGTCGGTGTGCTCGTATATGTCTTTAGCGATATGCTCCACAACGTCAAGATATTTGCCGCTATCGTCCTCGATAGTCTCGTTATCGCGGACAAAATCGAGCATACGCCCATATGCAACGCTACTACCAGCATTATACCAGTCGCGCTTGATGCACATGTTCATGATATTTCTCGTGGACGTGTTCCAGCAGTAGTGACGCAGCGCGTTACGTGTGTTGTTCATAGTTGTACCCTTCTTTTTGGTTGGTTGGTTGGTTGGTTGGTTGGTGTGAGCGTGCATAGTTTCGCACGCTCACACCTTGCCGCTATTTAATATAGCGGTATCCCAGTTCGGGCGCGTGTACGGCAGGCGAAAAATCGCTCATACCGTTTGCGTACAGTGCGCATTGAATGGCAGTGTAGCATAGCTCGCCGTATCCATCCAGTACCGCCTTCCGCTCACGCACGAACTGATAGCGGGTCTGGTTGGGCATATCGCAACGCCAACGGGCTAGAATGCGCCCGTTGCGGCGATTAAGGCGGATGCAAACGCGCCCTTGACTGTCCAGTGATTCATAGAACTTTACCATAGTCTTTTCCCCTCTGGTTGGTTGCTATCTGATAGGTTTCAATTGTAGGCTATCTCCCACGGCTGATAGTAGTTATCGGGCAATAGCGGAACAATAGTTATAGGTAGGCGTGATATATGCAAACGTGAGTTCATCGGTTGCGGGGTCGCGGAGCTTGAAACCACACGTAAACATAAACGTGTTGTAGCTGATGATACGGAAATCGTAGCCGTCATACTTGAGCATGAGGTTGCGGCAATAGGCGTATGCGCGTGCCTTTTTGTCGCTATAGCGTCCATACA